CGTATCCAGTGTGCCAGGTGCACCGTTGATAAGTGCCGTTATAGCTGCCTTAACAAAGGCTGTATTTGCGATCTGCGTGCTATTTGTGCCTTGTGAGGCCGTAGGCACTGTCGGCGTACCTGACAGATGCGGACTATTGAGCGGAGCTTTTGTATCAACCAAATCATGAAGAGTTTTGACAGCCAGAGGTGTAGCCGCTTTTCTTTCTTCTGTACTGCTTATTTCATTAGAGAATTCGACACCAACAGCACGGTTAACTCGGTATTTAAGCACAATCATTTCTTTAGTCACAGCCGTTGCGCCGCTAGGCACGATAACTCGACATAATTCAATTTGATTCTGCCCAATAGTATTGTCCCTACGCGCGTAAATTCTTGCAGCACTGACAGAAGATGCGCTCTCTACCTGTGTCGTTTTTACACCATGTTCAAAATTGGCTTCCAGCACAATAATGTTGGTAGCCCCAGCCTTTACCGAGACAGTCACATCTTCTATTTGCTGAATGGATATCTGAACATTATTTACATCTACTGAAGCAGCCCCTTTACCTTCTGAGTTTTCAGAAGTTATACGGACGCTCAACCCTGTGCCGGGAACTGGTTCAAATCCACAGTAAAAGCCCGGCAAAACAATATTTTTAAGTTTTCTGTTAAGAGCAGAACTACTATAGAGTTCGAAATATTGAACATCAGCAAGCAACGGCTGTGAGACACCAGAGGATAGTGTCATTATGTTGTTCGTTTTATCAGCACCCATAATCAACCCTCAACTTGCTCGATTGTCATGAGAATACTGTAACGTTTACCTTTATAGAGGGTGTCTTGCTGGGTGCAAAGCACAGCAAAAGCCTGTTCCTCAGCATCAACAAGCACAAGCGTGTTAAAGGCGTAAGGCGTGTTCTCCGGCATTCTTTCTTGAGGGAAGGCTGCATTGATAGTGATAATCCCATCCACACTGGACAATATCAGATCGGACACAGCAAACTGTTGAGCGTTACTCAATTTAAAATTGAGTGGAATGTCCGCTATATTCCAGCCTCCTGCACCATTAGCAGTTACCAGACTAGATTTGCACCAATACGCCTTAGAGATAACAAAACGCGCACCTTTGCCGATCGCCGACTCAGCGCGGCGTGAATAATAGTAGGAAAGCAATTGCGCCTTATACAGGCGGTTACCATCTCTTACCTTTAAATTTTCAGCCATACGAACATAGCCCCTTCATAAGCAATGAACCAAAGGAGAGTATGCTCAGTTTGTGATTTCCGTTGTTCTTCCCCCAAATGCGGGGGAAGAATTATTAAACAGGTTGAAGGTGGTAATCCAAAGGCCACGCATCGAGTGGGGTTACATCAAGATGTAATTGCTTTTCTGCCGTTCGGTTCGGTATGGCGTTAAGAGGAATATTGTCTACCTGGCTGGAGGTATCACTATGGGATAGCATATCAGCCATACTCTCAGTAACATAAACACCTTCAATTACCGAAATATCCGTAGACAAGCAATTTAGTATTTCTGCCACTTCAGGGAATACTGCACTAAGCCGAAACGAGGCGCCATCAAAAACAATATGCAATGGCAACAATGGGGCTATTACTGTTTCGAAGTCAGATAACAATTTCTGCACAGCAGCTTCTCGATCCTGCTCTCCATATGAGCGATATAGCTTGTTCTGATCAACAACGACCAGCCCCCTTGATGTCAGGAAGAACTCACCGAATTGAGACTGTGCTGTAGGTATCTCTATTTCGGTCGCAAAATATGAACCATAGGGGTGTTTTTCTAAATTTACAGGAGCATACAGCGGTTCCCAACTTACAGGAATACAACCGAATTCACGCCAGAATGTCTGCTCAATAGGCAGGATAGTGCCTTTAAAGTGCACTTCATCTAAACGTTGTGCCAGAAGCATTGGCCTACGGGCCTTATCTTTTTCAGTGATAACGAAAAAACGCCCGTATTCAGCAATGCGGGCATCCATATCCTCACTGTCCATAGTGAAGAAGGATTTTCTGTTACTTATTCTTGTTAATATTGGTTCTACAGCTTCATCCCAGACGTCATGTAAAGCGCCTATAAAGGCGCTCCAGAGCTTAGAATCCTGTTTTGCTTTAGTTAACCGCTCCTTAAACCAATTCTCTTTCATTTCAGCCTCATTACGGATAGGAAATATTGAATACAGATGAATTTACGTCAAGATAAATAAAGTCATTGAAGTAAACAGCATCCTTCATATTCTGTGTTGTAATATCGTAAGAGAGAAACATATCCAGTGACTCTATAACACGCCAAATATCTTTAACTTTTACCTGCGCATAGCATTGCTGGGAATCATCATCACTCTGTAACAACAAACTAAATGAAGATGAATCACGACCAAAATTATCCTCTAACGCCTTTCTAATGGTGTTTTTGGCGTCATCTATCAGAACGTTTTTACGTGCAATACCTGTGAAATTTATAGTAAATGGCTGTTCATTTGTGTCCACATATTCGAACCGCTTGTTCAATTCATTGGGCACATTCTCCAGGGCTTTAAGTATTTCTGACTTTAATTGTTCCTGGCTTACGCCCGGCTTATGCCCACAAAAGAAAATCTTATTGATGTTGCGCACATCAAATCCGGTTATTTTTTCTTGTAACGCTTCACCCCAAACGTTAAGCCATGACGTACCGTGTACCGCGTTCTGAATGAATTGACGATAATCACCTCCCCATACGACTTGTTCATCGTAGGCAACATAATACTGTGCACGGTTTCGGGTTTCTTCTGTGGTTTCCATTCCACCGCCTCCGGTAATAATCGAATCGGTTTTAAATTCCAGTGACTCCACATATTGCGCAATATTTCCAGCAGGTTCTAACTTTTGACCTTCAGCCAAAGTGTAGTCACCGAGGCTTGCCATTACATCAATTCGCACCTGGCACCCAGCTGGCGGCATCATCCCCATAGAACCATCGCCAAATTTAACGCCAAGTTGTTCCGTTGGCTTATATGCCAATACATAGTGTTTGCTCTTGTCCCTTGACATTCGAAATAATGGGTTGTAGGTCCATTTCTCTTCTGCACCATTAATAATCACAGTAACATCGAGGCTGGACACTTCTTTTGTCAGTTCCCTGGAAAGCAACAGCGTAAGAAAGGGGGTTTCTTTTTCAATATCAAATGCCACGCTCACAGCTTCATGCTGTTTGGTTTCGACACCGTGTACAGTCCCCCCGGCTGGAACAACAACACTGTTAATAATTGCAAGTGGCGTTTGGTCGCTGGCAAGCAACTCAGCTCCTGCAGGCAGCGTTACATCCCGATCTGTTTTATTCGTTATCGAAGTTGTTCCGTATGAAGCACTCACAAATCTCCCGACGTAACTGCGGTCTTCAGCTCCCGCTAAAATGCTTGCTCTCCGTGTGGCAGTTGAAATAAATCCCTCGGTCAGAGCACGACTTGCAAATGTACGTGCAATATAAATCACCTGCGCACCGAACACCGCCTGCATCTGTACAAACTGACTGTTTACAAACCGTGACCACCAGGAATTTTCATTCAGCTTGGTATTAAATTTGTCGAGTAATTCGGTAATCGTCACGCACCCACCTCGCTTGATTTCTGCATAACAATATCCATGCTCCCACCTTTCGCATAAAAACTGATTAATAAAGAATCTTCAGAAATGGATGTACAGCGAATCCCCTGAACATCTAAACCGGGTAGGTCTTGTCGTAGTTTTGTCATCATTCTCCCTTCGATAGCCACTTCAACTATATGCGAAGTTTCAGAACCGAATGGTTCGTGCTTAAATTCTTCCATTGGACTCCCCCAGGAGGGTAAACCATAAACACTCCCTTCAGGGGTTCGTAGCCACTCGTCAAGTCGGGCCATCCATGCTGCGGTACTTCCTTCTGCAATAATGACACCGCTCTCATTCGTTTGAAGTCTTGCGTCTATTTCGTAAAGCATCAGTATTAATCCTCAAGCAGAGCATCCAGCGACTGGTCATTAATAGTTGCGCTCGCACGTGGTCGCGGCTGCGGCTGCGATGTTTTGACAACATTATCCGGATCGCCTTTTGTATTGTTCTTGTTCACATTCAGCAGATCGTTCAGGATAGAGCAGATGTTATCCAGCGCCTTCAACATAGCAGGATCGTTATTTATAGTGTCAGTAGTTAATGGTTGTCTTATTCCGCTTCGTGCGAGATCGGTTACAGTAGGGAGTTGTGGCGGCATAGCAAGAAAAGGTTCTTGCACAGCTGAAGCAGAGCCAAATATGGCGTTATTGGCACCAGTTGCTATTCCCCTAATGCTATTAGCGGTTTGTTGAATCCCCCCATTCAGCCAGTCTCCAACATTTCTTGTTAATGGGCTAATAGCTCGCGCAATCGCACTATTCTGCCCAGTAGACTGCATTACAAGATCGTTCAATATCCCTGTACTATCAATCCCCCCAACAAGTCGTGAAAGGTTATCGCCAACGGCAGGAATTACTGCGGTTGCTGCCTGTTTAAGCCCTGACACCGTGGAATCAAATAGCGAACCAAAGAAGCTCTTATCCTCACCTGTAACCACCTTGTAGCCGTTGTCATAAATCTGCACATCACTTGGTGCCGTGACAGTTCGTTTTCCAGAGGTAACTACTGGCGCAGCTCCCGCCATAGCCTGGTTGATTGCTAGAGCCTGCTCCTGCTGTGGGGTTTTCGGTGCTGGTGCTGCAGATGAAAAGCCCGCCATAGCCTGGTTGATTGCTAGAGCCTGCTCCTGCTGTGGGGTTTTCGGTGCTGGTGCTGCAGACGAAAAGCCCTCCATAGCCTGGCTGATTGCTATAGCCTGCTCCTGCTGTGGGGTTTTCGGTGCTGGCGCTGCAGACGAAAAGCCCGCCATAGCCTGGTTGATTGCTAGAGCCTGCTCCTGCTGTGGGGTTTTCGGTGCTGGCGCTACAGACGAAAAGCCCTCCATAGCCTGGTTGATTGCTAGAGCCTGCTCCTGCTGTGGGGTTTTCGGTGCTGGCGCTGCAGACGAAAAGCCCGCCATAGCCTGGTTGATTGCTAGAGCCAGCTCCTGCTGTGGGGTTTTCGGTGCTGGCGCTACAGACGAAAAGCCCTCCATAGCCTGGCTGATTGCTATAGCCTGCTCCTGCTGTGGGGTTTTCGGTGCTGGCGCTGCAGACGAAAAGCCCGCCATAGCCTGGCTGATTGCTATAGCCTGCTCCTGCTGTGGGGTTTTCGGAGTAAAAGGGGATACTTGATCTCCCGGAAGTAGATCAATGATTTCTGTATCGTGATTAACAGTGCGTTTTTGTTGTATGGCTGTTGCGATATCAGCCACTTGAGAAGCTTTTTTAAATCCAAAAGATTTACCGGTTAAGCCGGATATCTTTTCAGTAAGAGCCTGATCCATTCCTTTCGCTTTTTCGGAAAGCGAAGATATAGAACCAAACGAAGTAGCCAACGCAAAATCCTTTACCAGATCCAGACTTGTTCCAGCAAGGCTGGTAGCCGCGCCGCCAAATAAATTACTTGCACCACTGATTCCGCTTTCATTTATTGCGATTAACCGCTCAAGCAAACTCGATGGAGAGCCGGTATTAACATCAGCGTTCTCTGGATTAATCGGTTGTGGTTGGTTACCTGTTTTTTGTGGCTTTTTGACTGCCTGGGCATGTTGTGCAACCTCAATTGGCTGTTGTGTTGCTGTCGGAACGGCATTCAAAACTGGTTGAGCTGGAGATTTTCCATTAGCATATTTTACCTTGCGACCAACACTATATTGCGAATCGCGGGCAATTAGCTGACCACCATTTTCTTTCTGAATTTTATTAATCCGCGCCAATGTTTCGTCAGAGAATTGTCCCTCCCATCGACCAGTGTTTGTGTTAAATGCTCCAAGTGCGTTCTTAATGAACTCATTATTAACTGCCGGATTTCCGCCTTCTTTCGTCGCAATTGCACGAACTAATTGCGTCATAACCTCTGGTTTGCTGACATCTATTTTTTCATTAGGCGATACACCAAGATATTTACTGACGTTATCAATATATTGGTTAGTATTGTTTTCATTTGGCGGTGCCCATTTTGAAATGATGCTGGATACCGTCTGCAACTTCTGATATCCCGCTGCGGCACTGGTGCCGTTGTAATAGCTGGAAACCTGGTTTGCCAGTGCCCTGATCCCTTCTTCAGGTGTGTTAAATCGCGCAAAACGTTGTTCACCTTTTGCATTTGGCGATTCCAGTGTCGCCCCTTCCTGGTTGGCAAAAACAAGATTGCCGAGATTATTATTTCGGTAATTGCGGTTTTTAGCGTTGCTGCCGCCAATATTCAGATCCGCTGCAATGGTGTTGTTGGCAGGTGCACTAAATTCAGTTGGAGAAGTATACCCGTGCTCACCAACTCCATCCTCGCCATTACGCCCACCTTGTAATTGTTCACCTAGAGAATGAATCGCATCGACAGTTTTTTTGGTGCCGTCTTCAACAGCTTTTTTTACTTGTTTCGTGTTTTCGTCAGTGGATAAAAATGTATCCTTAAGGCTACCAAAAACAGATTTGGTGATATCTACCGCGCCGTTAACACCACGAGCAATATCTCCGGTATCAAAATCCTGAAGTTTTTCACCTGCTCTTTCAAATCCTAGCGCAGAAATTCCTTTCCCTATCAAGTTAGTTGCGCCCGACACCAAGCCCCCCATATCGAGCACATTAGCTGTTGCGTAAGCCGTTTTTTGCTGTTCGGATACAGCATCATCGTCACTTAATCCAAAGGCTGCCTTTTGCGCATCTGTATCAGTGTAACCATCTATAGCGTCATATCCCGCCATAGCCACTGAGCCGATGATCGGGATAGCTCTTGCAGCTGTAGAAGCAGCTGATTTAACACCTATTTTTGCAGCACTTTTGAGTGCTAAGGATTCGGTTTTTTTCTTTGCAACAGTTTCACCTGTTTTAATTGTGGCCTCTTCGGCAACAACACCTGCTGACTTAACTGCCTTTGTTGTGTTTTTTGTTTCTTTAGCAATACCCTTAGATGCGTCGCTTGTGGTGCTGATGTCTTTGGCTTTACTAACCTTTGTTTTAACAGTCTTTGCAGCTACGGCACCAGCTCCAGCAGCAGCGGTTCCGGCAGCGGCTTTTTCACCAACAGAAAGGGCTTTTTTCCCCAGATTGCGACCTTTCCTTTTCGGTTTGTTCCGTTTATTTTTACCAGCCTGATCGCCAATATTGATTTTATTTCTTCTGCTTGCTCGATTTTTCCAGAGATCACTTAAGCCGAACTTATTCCCAGAAGATACTGATTTGCGTAGCTTAACTACTTCGTCGGAGACATTTTCCAGACCATCAATGATTTTGTTGTCATTGGTCTGAAGAATTTTTGTTTGCTCTTCTACTGCTTGTGCTGATTTTGTCTCAACAGCATTATTAAATGCTGTTGCAGAGGTTGCTTTTTGAGTGTTCACCACCGCCGGATAAGCGATAGCTGGAGATGTCGCTTTCGAAGGTGAAGCCTCACCTTTCCCCTTTTCTACCCATTCTTTAAGAGATACTGCTTTACCTGTGATCTCTTTAGTAATGTCGTACATGCCGCGAGCAGCCATCCACAACGGACCACCAGCGCCAACACCTGCGGCATCTGTTAAAGACTCTTCACTGGAAGACTGATTGCCATCTACCCCTATAATGGAGCCTAATTTTCGGAGGAAGCCTTCTTGTAGTTTGGCGTCAGCCTTACGTGCTTTCTGCCATTCTTTTTTTCTGGCTATATCTTCGTTGTTTTTCTGGGATACAAAGCGTCCGTTACTATCCCGAAGCGGTCCTTTTTGGCTTTGGGGGGATTGTGGTTCAAGAGGAGCAGAATTAGCGGCTACTGGCACAGAACCTTTCAACTTTTGGGCGGATTGGCGTGATGACGAAAAATGAACGCGCTCTGATGTGTTGGTTGCAACAATGAGACGTTCTTCTCCGTTGTTGATCTGCGTCCTCCCTTTTTTCATCGGAAGGCGTTTTATATATGGGTTAGCTTGGGTATTCTTGGCATCATCAGAGACATAGGGTTCGCTTGCTATGAGTCTACGGGATAGTCTTTGACTTACTTTACCTTGATTTTCACCAAGTTGAGTTATAGACCCTCTACCAGAGAGAATGGCGTCTTTGATCTCAGCAAGAGCGTTAAGTTCGTTTGTGCTCGCCCCCTGAATAGCGTCAATTATTGCGATACGGTCTTTATTCTCTTTCAAAATAACCTCTCTTTTGCCAGCGGCGATCAACGTTTCCCGGCTTGAGCTTTGTATTTTTCTTCCAGGGCTTTTGACATATGGAGTGCTCGCCATTGTGGCAATTGTTCAACGTCACTAACGGGCTGATATCCATACAGAGTCAGGTTGTTAATAATGGTTAGCCATCCATTCAGATCTAATTGATGGGATAAACTCTCTATTGAGAAAGGGGACGTACAGTGTGGTTGTCACATCTGCACCCTCCTTAGCGTTTTTGCAATGTTGCGGAGGCAGGATCAGTCGGCTTGAGCCTCTCTCAATAGACATTTTCAGGCCGTGGCGTAGGTCTTTTTGCATAAGCTGTATGCGAGCCACAAGCGGGGTAAATTCGGTTTCAAGCGCCATGCTTTCAATGATGTCAAAGCGTCGGTTAGCGGCCTGCGTGAAGTCCTCCGGATCGTCTTTAAGCGCCGTGCATAAAGCGAGTTCAGCAATTCGCATCCGTGCTACGCCAGCACTGTATTCGGGACTTTTCATATCAGGAAGTGACGCTCGCATTCGTTCAAGGAGTTCCGCGCCTTTCCCGGTTAATGGTTTAAGTATCCAGTCAGTTGGTACTCCATTTACTGGTACGTTGGTTTTCACGTAAGGAGGTACAGTGAGTATTTCTACTGTTTGGGCCAGGTCGCTCAGGTTAATATCGGCATGATGCGTATTACCGCAGTGACTGCACTCATAGGAGTAGGTCATTACAGCATCGGGGCGCGAATTAACAAATATCCACCAAAGAGCAGTTCTGCGATCCTGAACTGTCCAGTTAGCACTGTCGTTAATTTCACCATCCTGCATAGAGTTAAGGTACTCTGTAGTCGTTGCCTCATCTTCTGCCGGGTTCAGGTCAGAATATTTCAGCGCATCCTTCACGGTAGGGGCGTGGAACTGAATTTCTGTCTCAGGACGGGAAGGCAATGGGAATTTTGGAATGTTCAATTATTCCTCCGAAAAGCAGGTATCTGTTCATTTTCCAGAGGATAGGGAGTGTGTGATTTGCGATGGGGATTGAATGAAGATCTTTGCCGGTCGAGAAGCGATTATTGAGGGTGATTTTTACACCTTAAGTGACGCTACTCACATATCCACAGAGTATTTTTATAAACCTTTTTCCATTTTTAATCCTTTTTAGATCCTTTTTAGGCGTCGCTGGGGCCAGTAGTGGCGCGGGCTGTAGAGGAGGCTGGTGTAAGATTTGCCCTCAATTAAATACGATCGGTGTAAGATTTGCCCTCAGAAGGTGTAAGATTTGCCCTCAAAAGGTGTAGTAATTGCCCTCAAAGTGGTGTAAAAATTGCCCTCACCATTTGAAGGATCACACAGGGTTATGAACAGAGCGGAATTAACAGCAAAAGCCGTCAGCCTGATTGAGTCAGCGACACCTATTAGTCGTAGTCTGGCACAAGCCAATGAGATCACGGAGGCTGCTTATCACCTGACTCGCGACCAAAAGCGACTGTTGTTTATTGTGGTGGGAAGACTTCGCTATGCTTCTAAGGATGGCGTTCTTGGTTCAGGTGCCTGTGAGTTGACGGTCAACGAATATGCAGAGATGTATAATTTGCCCTCTGCTGAAGCCAGCAAGGATATTCGTAAGGCCATTTCAGGTCTTAGCGAGAAGAAAGTTACGATATATAACCCTGATGAATCGACCGAATCAGAAGACAGTTATGAGTCTTATCCCTGGATGATTAAGGATGCCTATTCACCACGGCGCGGGACTTACATTATTCATCTTAATCCATATCTCATGCCGTTTTTTACTCTGCTTGATAAGAGATTCACAAGGCTGAATTTTACCGAAGTATCTCGCCTTACAAATCCTTATTCTATGCGGCTTTATGAGTCCTTATGCCAGTACAGGAAGGATGATGGAAGCGGCTTTGCCATACTTGGCGTCGAATGGATGCGGGAGCGTTATGGGTTACCAAAAAGTTATCAGCGGTATGCCGAATTTAAGAGAAGTTTTTTAACGAAGGCTGTAGCAGAGATTGAAAAAAATACAAAAATGAAAATAGTCTTCTCAGAGGTGACGGAAGGCGGCAAAGTTACCAGGATAAAATTTACCTATCAGCAGTCTTAAGGGCAATTTTTACACCCCTCTCAAGGTGTAGAATTTGCCCTTAACGATCGGCAATTGAGGGCAATTTTTACATCTTAATTGCATGTATCTCGTTATTAGCAAGTTGTGTTTTTATATAACATATTGATATGTAAGGATTATGTAAAAATCGCCCTCAACCAATATCGTGCGTATCGTGCATTCTTATTGCGCTTTTTTATTATCATTCACTGTGTTAACTGATTGATATTATTGAAATATGTAAAGAATGCCTTCATTGCTGATGGATTGATGATGTAAAAAATGCCCTCAACATTGCGCTACCTTCCCTACCCGCTATCGTTGAGGTCGTGGGTGCTGACGGGAAATGAGCAACCCTCCAGCACACATAATTAAAGCTATTCAGAATTTGATCACTCCACTCACAGCCCCCTTTAACGCACTTGTAGCCATGCCAGCGGCACCGTTGACCAAAGCAGAAACACCTGAGCCTGCGGATGTGTATTTCTGGAAAGTGATTGGGTATGACAAGAACTCTGACACCTGATCACGTGAGCGAGTGATTTCCCCAAGTTGAGTAGGAAATACGCGCATTTCTTCTTCCAGTTCTTTTCCGCCGTCCTGAGTTACCCGGTAGACACGGATTTTCATCAGATATTCCGGAGGAAGGTTTATTGTTCCATCAGGATTTGTTACACGAGAACGACGCTCTTTGAACCAGTCCATGATCTTGCCATCTTCGGTATCCCTCACGGTCATAGTGACCGGTCCGGCGCTAACATAGGTTGGCTTGCTGAATTCTACGCTGCCGATCACCTTGCTTTCTGTCTCGATGTTCCCACTGCTGTAGGTGATATCCTTCACGAACATATCGAAGCCGTTCAGACCATCCACTTCAACGGTCCACTGCCACCCCTGGGCGTAACGGATACGCATAGCGGCAGCAACAATATTTTTCCCGTAGGCAATATCGCTACTGTAATTCCCGCTTACCCCGCCGCCTGATATGGCTTTATCAAGAATGTCGCTAATGAGGTTGCTGGTGAATGATTTCGTGTTAAATGACAATGCGGTGGTCAACGTTCTACCAACGCTGCTGAAAATACTCACTCTGCGCCTCCAGCGTTAAAAAATGGTAGCCCCCGGAATAATGGCCCGGTTTGAGGACATTTTTTCCTCAATCTCCTGCACGCGGGCATATAGCGTGGCTTCATCGGGCAGATCGGAGTAGTCAAATTTCCCGTCGATGGACGCTCTACGCTGCCGGGCGACATTTCTTACATTGATAAGCGCCTCCAGATATTCCTCCAGCATTCCAATGATTGCAGGAGGCACTTGCCATTCATCCAGCTTTCTGTCGCGTAGATTAACCAGATACAGCATTCGAAAAGGCCAGCGTTCTGAACCTGTTAGCTCTAATTCAATAAATCCGGATAATTCATCCGAATAGACCAACAAGCCATTGTTGTCGGTAACATGAACCAGAGAGAGATAATCTTCTGGCAACGGGATTGCAGTACCACCAGCTTTTTCAAGTTTTAACGTTTTCACTACCCCTGCCCTGTCCTGATACGTGGTCAGAGCTTTGATCAGGAAGGCTTTCAGCGTTTCTTCTTCACGCACAAGCAGTGGATTAAATCGTGCTTTAACGCTTTCTAATAATTCGGTTGGTGTCATCGTACCTACAACTCAAATACAAGGAATTCCCGCCACAAGGGCGGGAAAAAGATCACTCTACCCAGTTGTAAACAATACGCAGGGAAGGCTTAACGACCGCTGTTACGTCTTCGGATGAGAAGTCCACGGCGTCGGAATACACTTTGCAATGAGAATATGTGCGGATCAGACCTTTATGGTTACCGCTATTCGATTCCGCCGCCGCCTGTAAGGTAATTTCCAGATATTCTTTTCCGTATACCATCTGTTTTACAGCGGCGAGAACTGCGCCTTCGATAGTTTCCGCGCATGTGACCTGAAATTCACCAGAGTTGCGTAATGGTCCGTGCTGGTTGAATTTCATGCCGCCAGGGGCGTAATCCTCCACATCTTCGCGTGTCATTTCTGGTAACTGAGTGGAACGAACAAGTACAGACAGATGTTCGTAACCCTTAATGGTCATCCAATATTCAGAACCAATAAGTTTTTCGCCTGCAGCCAGGTTTTTATTAAACCGGGATTTTAGAAAGGCCATATCGGCTTTTGTATTTGCAAAACCGGACATAAATACTCCTACACAAAAACAGATGAGATATTGCTACGGTTGATCGATGTATTACCGCTGCATTGCAGGGTTACCGTGTTATGAGTGAAATAGCCTTCTGGTGTGCGCGGGGCGTCCAGTTGGTAACTCACGCTTTTGATAACAACGTCGGTAAGGGCTATGTTCCTACCTATGTTTAACGTTACTGTCTCCGGGCGACGACCGAATGGCGCTACATTGTTCAGTTCCGGCGATTCCATCTTCAGCAATGCTGTAATGGCTGCGTTCACTTCAAGTTGCGCGTTCGTTGTCGCCATGAAATCAATTACCAGATTAAATTCAGGCGGTTGCTGACCTTCCCAAACAAGCATTGAGTTGAAGAGGGTTTTTGTTGTTACGCCGGTTGCGGTCTGAAGCGTATCTGCAAGAGAGCCAGCCGCAGCGCTAATACCACCAAGCAAACCTCCTACTGACTGGTTTTCAAATGGTGATTGCCACATTGATGATAGCTCTGCGGTAGATCCTTCACCGATATAACCGACGACCATATCCTCTGAAGAGAGGATATAAACCTTCATTAACGGACTTATTCCGTCAGGCATTATCGCGCCGCAAATCAAACGCTATTTCTCCCAGGTAGAGGCCACCTTTGCAGGCGGCCTATGTCACTTACAAACCGCGTTTTTTGCGAATGCGCATTGATTTTTTGCGGTTGATATTCGCTACGGATGTATGCGCTTTGCGGCGTGCTTTTTTCAGCGCCTGTTTTTGCAATGACGTCATGCGGCGAGGACGCGGGCGTTTACGGATGATGGTAACCTTGCCATCACGAACCACTTTTTTACGTACCGCTTCCAGCATTGCGCTATCACCACCAGCAACGGTGTAAATGGCAATAGCTGTTTCCATCATGTCGGTGTCGCTTTCGGAAAGAGCGTCAAAAACACGTTCGGCAGCTGAGTCATCTTCATCGTCGATCATTTCGGTTACATCGTCCTGATCAGCGCCAAGCGCAACAGCTGCATCAGCAAGAGCTGCGAGAGCATCGTTATAAGCATCGATTTGTTCATCGGTGAAATCGGTGCCTTCATCGATATCAGCCAGGCCAGCCATAGTGATTGCTAATGCATCAAATGAGTCAGCCTCCGGATCACCATCTTCAACCCAACCAGCAAGCATGGACGCTGCCAGGCTGCGCATATCACCTTGTGCACGGGATTCAACCGCTTCCATCATCGCGGTTTCAATGTCGTCTTTGGGCTTTGGTTGAGTGTCCTTTCCTTTCTGTCCTGCGCTTTCCAGCATGGCGTTATCATTATTGTCCTGAGTGGATTTATCACCGCTTTCAAAGCAGCCAGAACCGAAAATCGCACGCATAAAAGGATCAGCAGTATAATTTTTCATATTCAAACCTCTCTCCCCCGCATCATTTAGCGGGGGTTATAAATCAGCGCATCAGAATTGGCTTACCGACGATTCGGCGAGCTGTACCGGTCGGACAAACAGACCAGGCCACTTCCCACAGATCGATGTCCTTTTGGGCAACCTGAACAACATATGGATCTTCACCCTGGGACTTGTCACGTGGAGTAACCAGCGCACCGGCTGCAACGTAACGGTCAAGCAATTCAGTCATTGCTTTCATTAGCGCTTCTTTGGTAATGCCATCCGGTTCGTGCTTAATCGCCTGAGCTACTTCATAGAAATCTCTGGCGATGGCGTTCATCAAGGAAGACACATGCTGGAATCGCAGATAGTTGTTTTTGCTGTAAGTTGTTAAAGAGTCGTCAATGTAAACGGACCCGTCAGCAGCAACTGAAACTGGATTAATGCGCGCAAGAACGAACGCTTCACGATCAACTGCACCGATATTTGGAATTCGGGCAATGTTCTGTCGATCAATAATCGCGCGTGATATACCTGCCGGTGCGTAATGCCAACCACCAACATCCGGTACCAGCGCCACTCCTTTTGCCTTCGCTACGAATGCGTCGCAGCTAATGCCATAGACGACATTCATTCCAGTGAAAGTATCTCGGCAGGAGAGCGGGAAGTAGTAACGGCTTGGTTGATGTGAGCCGCCAAAATTATGGCTTTTCGCTTCTGAAATAGCGTTTTCAGGTGTCTGGTTGCCCTTCAGGTCATAGAACATGTCTACGCGAACATCTTCAGCCAGCTTTTTGATTGCGGCTAAGGCGGATGCGTCATAACAACCCAATGACAGCAATGCGGTGTAATTAACCTCTGAAGCTTCGAGAACCTTTAATGCTTCCAGATAGTCTGCAGCGCCAATTTCGGACAGATTTCCATCAGTACCACCTTCAAAAGCTACATCCTCAAAAATGAGTTGAGCAGCGGATGCTTCTGCATTATCTGCCAGTACGGCACCAATGCGAGTGGACTGGCTTTCAAGCAGTGTCGGAATCCATGCTGGTTGGCCCATGTCGTTAGTGCCTTCTGGATTGAAAGACACCTGGTGGCTTTCCAGCACCTCAATGGACCCATCGGTTTGTTTTTCTTTCAGCGTCAGCGTAAAGAGTTCGCTTTCTTCATCATCGCGAGTTAGTGATAACGTGCGATTTTGAGATGCATCACCATCTTTGATGAAGAATAATGCCTTCTCTTCACCTTTAATCTGGGGCGTCTCTTTGGGTGTGAAGGTCACTGATTGAGTCGTTGCAGTTGAAGCAACACCAACGCTTAATGTGACACCTGGATTTACTGTGGTTTCAGTTGGTTCAACGGAAAGTTCTTTACTCGCCTTTGCCGCTTTTACTTTGCCCACAACGGAAACAGAAATACCCGGCACCTTCATGTCTTTAGCGCAAACTCGAACGACATATCCAGAGCCGCCTTTTACTGCACGCTCCACGTGGCGATATGGTTCAAAAGCCGCGCCCAGGCGAGGGTGAATCGGTGAACCTAATACGCTTTGATAAGTCGTATCGTCAACTTTCAGTACCTTACCCGGTGCGCCACGACGCGATATTACAAGCCCAGCAAAGACGGATGCGCCACCGCTGGTATTGGTGAGGTTAGCGTCAGCATTTACTGACATTACAGCAACGCCAGCTGCCTGCCCTACCGAAAAACTAATCTTATTCATGCTGGTTCTTATCCTCTAAAGCGAGAGAACGAGGCAAGGCTACCCACGGTTAATGGGCAGCCTCTGATCAGGATTCGCTTACCGTGAAGTTATCGCCTACGGTTACTTCTTTCGTAGTTGGTTCAACACTGACGGCGCTTACGCTTTTATGTGCCTCCCTAACAGTGACTGTGCACTGTGCGGTTTTATTGCCGTCATTTGTTTTGATTGTCAGCACTGCCTGCCCGGCCTTAAGAGCGGTACATGTAGTGCCATCAACCTGGACAATATCAGGGTGATCTGACTCAACAGTGAAAGATTTGTCTGTTGCGTCAGATGGCGTGATAGTTACTTGAATGTTTGCCATTTTTTTCTCCTGAACGCCCCTTAATCAGGGGCGTGTTTTTGCCTTACTTCTGCTTTGTTTTTTTCTGTGCCTTTGAAGTGTTCGCGGCGATAGTTTCACCTTCATCTACGTCAAGTGATGTTGGTGATACCGACACGTTCGCCACCATCACTTTTTTTCGTTAACCTTGCCTGTCAGCATGTCGATAGCACCTTCTTTGGCACGAGTCAGACGCAGGCGGGTGAAGTAGTTTTCACCGTTGCGAGGATGTACTTCGTTGATGGCACTGCCCCAGAGAGTGGTACGGTTAACGAGAGACGGATTGGTTTCGTGAACGTAAGGGATTGCTGGGACTGCATCACCAGCAATCAGCCCGGCTTTACCGATGCCTTCGCCACGCCCATAGAAGAAGATGTCATCCAGCCCGAAGTCATATCCCTGTGCCTTGAATTGCTCACAGACAGGTTGCGGCACTTCGTAAATACGAATCGTGCCAAACAGGGTGCCGATGTACTGTACATACGGCGACTGAACGTAACCTGGTGCGATCTGGAAGTGCTGTGGAGGCAAAGAGCGCAGGAAGTTCGCGGCGTCACTACCAGCAAAGCCGCCACGAATACCCGTTGTCAGGGTACGATTTGCCATTTCTTGAGACAGAGCGTTTACTACGTGACGCAGGAGGCCGACCCAGGACTCATAGTTTTGAGCTTCCGGCAGAGCCACATCAAATTCACGACCATAAACGGTATGGAATACCAGGGTGCGCAGACGCATGATGTCGGTTTCATGGGAGATCCAGTTACGCATCGCGGAGAACTGAAGTGCCGCTAATTCAAGGCCGTGCTCACGGCTTAAATCGGATGCGGACATTACCGTGTGTTCGGAAGCAAGTACGTACTGGGACGGACGAACTTCGTACTTACGCATAGCCTGGTTGATCACCGGAATCAGGCTTGGATTGCGCTCGATGTTAATTTCGACCTGAACAGCAATTTCAGTACCTTCTGGCGGAGCCTGGGTAAATGTAATGTCAATGACACCAGTGTCATAAGCAACTTTGGCAGTCGCTGAGAAAGCATTACCTTTGCTGTCTTTAGCATTGAAATAAAGGTTGCCATCGCCGTCGTCAACTTTGGACGGTTTGCGGTTGATCAGCAGTTTGTTATAACCAGCGCGAAGCGGGCAGGATTGCCCCTCAAAATTTTGGATGTTGAACTGGAAGGTTTTGGTGCTGCCATCCCCTTTAGTGGTAAGGGTATACAGGCGCTTCATTTGAGAATAAACACCAGCTGACTGCATATTCAGTTCGTCACCTTGGTTGAAGGTGCCGAATTTTGTGCCTGCTACGTTGACCAGTTCATAAATATTTGACTCGTCACGATCACAAGGAACAAAAGTACAGGCATCACTGGTAGCAGCGCCCAGAGAAGCAGGCAGAATTAGAGCAGCATATTGAGCAACTTTCATTACGCCGTCAGAGCTACGCATTGATTGCGCGACAGACTCAAACATTGCCTTACCCGTGCCTTCATGGGTATCACTGGCACATTCAGTCATCAGGCGTTCAAGAGCCATGTGTGCGTTCGCCAGGATGTCACTTGCCGGGTAATGACCATGTTGACGTTTATACTCATGCAGAGACATAGCCCACCCACCAGTGATCTGACGAGCGACCTCTGGATTTACGCCTTCAAACATAGGCACTTTCTGGATTGCTTTATCCAGGTTTTCCATCATTACTGCCTGGTCAGCAATCATGTTGCCTGCTGCATCGGTGGTCGGATCGACGGTCATAGCCATGACGCTTGCCGCCCGATTCATAATCTCGCGCTCGCGATCACGAGCTGGCTGAATGTTTTTATTCACGGTTAAGCCCTAAATTCGGGCGCGGCGTGAAGGTTCTTTTGACGGGCTAACAATACCTACTTTGTGATTTAGTCAATAGTTTTAGTAAAATAAAATCTATTAACAGTCATGTTGTTATGTGTTTTAATTTTAATTTTCTAACACAAAACATTAGAGTTATGGCGTATCGAATCTTTGTTTCATATAAAAATGGCGCTAAGAGCCACTCTCTGAACACAACAAGTCGCTTTCTTGTTGAGGCGCAGTTGGCATCAATTCTTGCCGAAAGTGAGATACTCTCGCTCGCTGAACGGATCGTTATCCAGTTTTCTGGTAGAGATATACTCAATGTCCCCACCCTCACCCCGGCATCCGAAGTTATGGAATCAATTAAATGGCCTGTATGCGGATGTCCTGCCAGGGTTGAAGAGCCGGTAACTGCAACGCTCTACATGCCGAAAGCTGTAAGAGATTGGCTTGCTATGGTTGGCAATGGGAAAGTCAGTGCTGGACTTCGCAAGTTAATTGAAATGGCAGATATTCCTGAGTTAAAAAATGCATGGCGACAATGAGTAAACAAGGGACAAAATGAGTCACGTTAACCCCTCAAAAACACAATATCGCTTAATGCTGGCGATCGCGTCAGCTATACCAACCAGCCTGAATCCCCCGACAGGCTATCCCGCTGTTGTTGATGATTGTTTTCAGTATTACGGAGAAGACATCCTGAGCCAGTCAAAAGCGCTCAAGCAGTTATGTAAGGCAGGTATTCTTCACTGTATCGGAGAACCGGACGATTTTGTTGTTATGCTGGCGGATCGTGACTCTTTTCTACTGTCCTGGAAAGCTGGTGCGCGCGAAGCACGTTTGGGGAATGGTATTGGTTACATAGACTATAGCGATTGTCCGCTGGCATTTGCTGGTGGATATATGCATTGGCATGAGCGAAATAGGGGCCGTCAGCGTCAGTATCGTTTGAGTGACTTTAACGTCTGTCACGGTTTCGAAGAAGCTGACAGCCAGGACATCTGGCTTCAGGAGCCTTGATCCCCCTTCCCTTCCCAAATCTCCCTGTTTTTTTGGTTATTCAGTGCGTTTCGTTGGTTGCATTCGTCGATCGTGCTGAATAACTGTTCAGCGTATGTCGGATACTTGTTTAACAGCACTGGCGTGTCTTCTGGCACTAAACAAGGGGAGTAGTCAATCAGATTTGCCTGCGGCCTGCTGGTGGCTTCTACGGTAATTTTCACTGGCACGCTGGTTGATGGCTTTTGCCCGTTCCCGCTGCATCCTGATAACGTCATCAGGCACACGTACATCGTTAATCCCAGCACGGCGTAACGCATTTTCAAGACGAGTGATTTCATTCTGGCTTTCCTCCCGTTGTTTGATTAGGTTGGCATTCAGTTCTGCTGTTTTGCGTTGGTACTCCTTTTCCAGTGCTTTAATTCTTTCGTTTTCGGTCAGCATGGCTGAGCGAGCGTTCTCACTTAACTGTAATGCGGTAGAAAGCGTGTTGTTCGTGCTTTCCAGTTGTGATTTTGAGTCTTCAAGCGATCGGACATACCTGATGTGTTCGATAACTGCCGTCGTTGTTCGGTAAATTCCAGAAATGGCTAAAAGAGCAATTACAATCAAAATTATCTTTTTCAAAACCATCCTCTTCAGGTTTACTATTGGTGTTAAACATGTACCAATTTACATCCTTTTGTGTTCCTAAGTGGTGTTGCTATTGTTCCTTTTTGGTGTTCTTTTGGAGCGCATCGATAACGCCTTGTGGCATGATTAAACTGATTGCCGGACTCATTACTGCATCATCCAGTAGAGAACCAGTTAACGTGATGGCGACAGCGTTCTCTAAACCTTTGGTTGCCTGAGTGGTTGACGTTTTAATGCGACCTGTAAGGGCTACGACACTCTCACTTGCTGAGTTAATTTCGGAGAGTAAAACTTCGGCGGCTGTCACTGCTTCCCGTAGAGCATCAATTTCATCCTGAGTAATGACTGGAGCCTGAGCGCCCCCAGCACCACCCTGTCCACCATTGCTATCACCACCAGCACTTCCAGCAGCTTCTATTTTTGCGTTAATGGCGTTCATGGCGGTTTTCAGAGCATCAAGTTTTAGCGCCGTCAATGCGTCCGTTAGAGATTGCGGAATGGAAACATTCCCCATCCCCTCAACAAGGGCGAAAGCAGGTATGGGGGTCAGCTCGTTACCTTTTACGTAGCATTCCCAGCCAATCTTCATCTGTAACAGCTCTGATGGCTTGGTGTATGGGGAAAGAGAATCAGCCAGTAATGAAGACGCTTTGCTGGCCTCATTGAGCTGTTCAGAAAAGCCAAGCAATTGAGTAGTCCAGGCCGAAACAGAATCAGGATAGGTTTTATCGGCGTGAACTATTCCCTGTATGGCGCTGGCGAGTGATGAGGCTTTTACAGACGCTGCCCGGCTTATGGTTATAGATTCTGGTGTAGAGATACCGGCATCTGACAGAATTTTGAAGGCTTTAACTTCACCTATTGAATCAAGCATTATGCAACCTGAAAAATATCCTCGCCGTTGGCGATAACAGAACCACAAGAAAGCGGATCGCCTACACAGACAACTCCCTTTCCACCTATCGAAAACCATACTCGCGTCGATACAGCTGCCCCTGGATGTGCACTGTTACCGTCAGTGTGACTGGGAAACATGGCACCATCTACAACAATTGGCTTACCGTTAACGGTGAACCAGGGAACAGTTTCAGCTACCAGTCGCGGCGGAAATCCTCCGTGACCAGAACAAAGGGTGTCGCTGGTGGCTATTGCGCTCATTCTTCACCTCCGGGTTATCCTCCTATTGTCATCACTTTGTTATTTCATCATTCAAACTGAGAGTTAAATTTCGGAATATTTCTGTATTCTCACTTCATTCTCAAATAAATCTCACTGTCAGACCATAATTCATTGGGTGATTAAGGTATTCTCAAAATGAACTCAATAATCACTCTTTTTTTATCTCTTTTGGTGTGGATTTTTGGGGGCTTCTCTTTTAAAATTGCATTATGATTCTCAAATGTGTCTCAGAAGTGGAGCAAGAAGATGCGCATTTTTATCGATGATGGTTCAACCAATATCAAAATGCTGTGGGAGCACGACGGGGAAACTCGCACTCACATCAGCCCTAACAGCTTTAAGCGCGGATGGTCAGCAACATTTGGTGCGGGCAAGCCGTTTAACTATGTCATTGACGACGAAAAGTATTCGTATGATTTGATCTCGCCAGATGTTCTGCCGACGAATAACGTGGAATGGCAATACAGCCCGCTTAACGTCCTGGCTGTTCACCATGCCCTGCTGACAAGTGGCATTGAGCCGCAGGAAGTAGAAATTGTGGTCACGCTGCCTCTGGCGGAGTTTTACGACGACGACGCGCAATACAATCTCGATAACATCGAGCGCAAGAAAGCCAGTCTTATGCGCCCCGTCACGCTGAATAAAGGCAATGTGTTCACGATTAAGAAAGTTACGGTACGACCGGAGTCTATTCCGGCAGGAATTGGCCTGTGCGACAATCTGAACCCTGCCCATTCTGTTCTTATCGTCGATTTGGGTGGAACTACCCTTGATGTTTCAATGGTCGCCGGGCAAATGACGGCAGTTTCCCGTGTTTTTGGCGATTCGAATCTTGGTGTATCACTGGTCACCAGGGAAGTAAGGCAAGCACTTGCAAGGGCCAATACCGAAACGTCAAATTACAATGTCGATCAGCTCATTATTAACCGCCACGATGAAGATTATCTGAACGACAATATCAATGACCCATCAGCGATTGGTGATGTGAAAAAGGCCATTGCCGCAAGCATTGACCGTCTGCGTACCCGCGTTCTTGATGTGATTGGCGACTTTAAAGGATATACGCATGTCATGGTGATCGGTGGTGGCGCACCGCTGGTGGCAGATGCAATTCGCGAGCAAGTTAATATTCGTGATGACCGTTTCTTCGTGGCGGATGACCCGCAACTTGCTCTTGTTCATGGCCTGAAAGCAATCGGTTAACGAGGTAATGTCCATGTCTCAGGAACGTAAGAAAGTGATGATTTATCTTCGCCCAGAGGCTTATGCCAATGAAAAGGCGGCGAGCGAGAAGATAAAAAAACATAGCGATATGGCAAGAACCGCATTGTTGGCAGGGCTTGCGCTGGGAGAAGTCGATAGCAGGCTTCCAGGATTACTGGCTTCCCTGCTGACCGAAGATAATAATCCGGAGCTGATCCGAAAAATGCTGGCATCCTTCCTGGAACTACCAGCTGCGGTTGAGGAGCGCCCTGCCTCCATTGAGCCAGTGAAGGAGCAAGTTGTTGCCAAAAGCGCGTCGGCGCGCAATCTGGCTGACTCTCTACCTGATTGACAGAAGATGTGCTGGTTTAAGGCTGCAAATTGCAGCCTTTTTTATGCCTTAATGGTGCCTAATTGGTGTTAATCTGGCACCGGTTAGGTGCTGTTATGGTGCAGTTTTGTATCTGGTTCCAATTTAGGGCTGATTTCGTGTTAAACAGGATGCAACAGAGGGCAAATTTAGAATGATTAGTGTTATACTTTTGCAAAGCATAATGACTCCACTATAGAGCCAAAACTGCATCAATAAGGCTTCTGTTTGGAACCAGTTTGATACCAAAATAACACCGAGGAACGGATATGATTATATTGGTAGTCAGCCAAAAAGGTGGCTGTGGAAAATCAACCACAAGCGTAAACATCTGTGCGGAGCTTGCCCGCGAAAATAAGGATGTAGTGTTACTAGATGCAGACAAGCAAGGAACAGCTGCCCGCTGGGCCGCTGACCGTAACACGGCAGAGGTTTCTCCTGTAATTCATTGTGTCCAGAAGTTTGGTAATATTCGAGAAACACTTCTCGATCTGGATAAGCGTTATGAATTTGTAGTTGTTGATACAGCCGGGCGCGATAGCAAAGAGATGCGTACAGGCATAACCGCTGCAGATATTGTGTTGGTCCCATTCAGACCATCTCAACCAGATTTAGACACGCTGGCACACTTTGTTGAAGTGTTTGAAGAGGCTTTGGACCTGATGCCTAATCCTAGCATTAAGGCGTTCGCAGTCTTAACAATGGCCCCATCCAATCCGGTTGTGAATGAAACCAATGAGGCCAAAGAGTACCTGGCTGAATATCCGCAACTGAAGTTGCTGAAAACCATCATTCGTGATCGTAAGGTTTACCGCGATTGCATGGCTGAAGGGAAGGGCGTTGTTGAGATGGACAACGGGAAAGCTAAAGGTGAAATCCAGATGTTGGTTAAGGAGTTATTAAGTGATTAAACCTCGTAAATCGGTAAAAGCCCCCGAAGTAAAAGACCCCGATCTTGAACGCCGAATTGAGGATTTTGCAAGTAAGGCTGATTTGGTGCCGGGTGAGCAACCAGAAGACAACAAAGTGCTCGATAAGGACGCTCCACGTGATTTTAAATCTATTCGTGTTGGTTTCAATGAATACGAGTACCAGGTACTTGATGCGTTAAGTAAAAAGCATAATCGCAGCAAATTGAATATGATCCGCCATGCTATCCTCATGTTAGCGGAGTCTGAGGAAGCAAAATAAAGTCTTTCAGGGTGGTTTTAGAACTTAAAAAATCTTGAACCAAAGATGCACCAATACACCACTAATTTGGTGCACCTTTACATCCTTTTTGGTTCCAATTGTGTACCATTTGTCATTAATTTACTTATGCGCAAAAGTGGGCTTCATGAAAAAGCTCATTATTGAAATAACGATAGAAAGCAATTTCTAATCAACTAGTGGTTGTCAGCCTATTCGGCTTATAAGATCATACGCTGTTATACGTTTTTTACGCTTTGAGGAATCCACAATGAGTGAGGCAGAAGCCCGCCCGACTAACTTTATTCGTCAGATCATCGATGAAGATCTGGCAAGTGGTAAGCACACCACAGTACATACCCGTTTCCCGCCGGAACCGAATGGCTATCTGCATATTGGTCATGCGAAATCTATCTGCCTGAACTTCGGGATCGCCCAGGACTATAAAGGCCAGTGCAACCTGCGTTTCGACGACACTAACCCGGTAAAAGAAGATATCGAGTACGTCGAGTCGATTAAAAACGACGTTGAATGGTTAGGTTTTCACTGGTCTGGTAACGTCCGTTACTCCTCCGATTATTTTGATCAGCTCCACGCCTATGCTGTTGAACTGATCAACAAAGGCCTGGCGTATGTTGACGAACTGACGCCGGAACAGATCCGCGAATACCGCGGCACCCTGACGCAGCCGGGTAAAAACAGCCCGTACCGCGATCGCAGCGTTGAAGAGAACCTGGCGCTGTTCGAAAAAATGCGTGCCGGTGGTTTTGAAGAAGGTAAAGCCTGCCTGCGTGCGAAAATCGACATGGCGTCGCCGTTTATCGTGATGCGCGATCCGGTGCTGTACCGCATTAAGTTTGCTGAACACCACCAGACTGGCAACAAGTGGTGCATCTACCCGATGTACGACTTCACCCACTGCATCAGCGATGCGCTGGAAGGTATTACGCACTCTCTGTGTACGCTTGAGTTCCAGGACAACCGTCGCCTGTACGACTGGGTGCTGGACAACATCACCATTCCTGTTCACCCGCGCCAGTACGAATTCTCGCGCCTGAATCTGGAATACACTGTGATGTCCAAGCGTAAGCTGAACCTGCTGGTGACCGACAAGCACGTTGAAGGCTGGGATGACCCGCGTATGCCGACCATTTCCGGTCTGCGTCGTCGTGGTTACACTGCGGCTTCTATTCGTGAGTTCTGCAAACGCATCGGCGTGACCAAGCAGGACAACACCATTGAGATGGCGTCGCTGGAATCCTGCATCCGTGAAGATCTCAACGAAAATGCGCCGCGCGCAATGGCGGTTATCGATCCGGTGAAACTGGTTATCGAAAACTACCAGGGCGAAGGCGAAATGGTCACCATGCCGAACCATCCGAACAAACCGGAAATGGGTAGCCGTCAGGTGCCGTTTAGCGGTGAGATTTGGATCGACCGCGCCGATTTCCGCGAAGAAGCTAACAAGCAGTACAAACGTCTGGTGCTGGGTAAAGAAGTGCGTCTGCGTAATGCTTACGTCATTAAGGCTGAACGCGTGGAGAAAGATGCCGAAGGCAATATCACCACCATCTTCTGTACCTACGATGCCGATACTTTAAGCAAAGATCCGGCAGATGGTCGTAAAGTGAAAGGCGTTATCCACTGGGTAAGCGCGGCCCATGCGCTGCCGGTTGAAATTCGCCTGTACGACCGTCTGTTCAGTGTACCGAACCCAGGTGCTGCGGATGATTTTCTGTCGGTGATTAACCCGGAATCGCTGGTGATCAAACAGGGCTTTGCTGAACCGTCGCTGAAAGAAGCGGTAGCTGGTAAAGCATTCCAGTTTGAGCGTGAAGGTTATTTCTGCCTCGACAGCCGCCATTCTACGGCGGAAAAACCGGTATTTAACCGCACCGTTGGGCTGCGTGATACCTGGGCGAAGTTAGGTTAATAGGTATTTCGCCACATAAAAAAGTAAACGCCGCTACTGCGGCGTTTTTTACTTCATTATTGCAATTATATCGTTAGCAACTACACGTGTTGACGCCTTGCAGGAAACCGACCGTCTGGCTGCCATATGATGTACTTTAAACCCGTTTCCTTCATATAGTTCACGGATGTTTGGCGCACCACTATTTGTAATCACTACCTTAGCGCCGCGCTGGTGGGCTTCCACCAATAGAGATACCAGCCGTTTCTGTTCGTCGAAACGGAAGCTATTTCCTGAATAACTGGTAAACCCTTCTGTATCCGGCAGCGGTTCATACGGCGGATCGCAAAAAATCACATCGCCTTCACCAGCCGCCTCGATGACGCCAGCAAAGTCACCTGATACAAAGGACGTGTTTTTGAGTACGTCATCAGCCAAAAATGCCTCCATCTCTGCATGTGGGAAGTAGGGCGCTTTGTATTTGCCATACCCCACGTTGAACTCGCCATTTTGGTTGTACCGCGTTACGCCATTAAAACAGTGCCGATTAAGGTACAAAAAGGCGGCAGCATGATGTAGCTGGTCATACTTTCCTCTGTTAAATGCCTCACGCACTTCGAGGTAAGCGTCAGCGTTGTTGTAATTTTGGAAAAAACTATATGACAGCGTGACGAGCGAATGTCCTTCTCGCTGCAATGTCTGATAGAAGTTAATCAGGTCACCGTTAATATCATTAAGCAGGTTGTGGCGAAATCCTGCATTCGTAAATACGGAACCGCCACCAACGAATGGTTCTATTAACCGCTTGCCGTGTGGTAGATGCTCAAGCACTGTAGGTAACTCTGAGAATTTACCTCCTACCCATTTGAAGATCGGACGCTCATATTCATCCGGAGTCCGGAGTATTCTTGTGTAGGTAATGGTATTTATTGTTTTTGGCTGTTTAGCTTCCACAGTCGCAAGAATGCAACACCCAATCCATTGCATAACAGGAACTGCCATGCTGTTGCCAATCGCTTTGTAACGCGGCCCGTCAGCAGCGAGCATCGCGGCCTCTTCTTCGCTTAAATCTGGATAGTGATTGCGAAGGTATGCCAGTTCATCTGAGGAAATTGTTTTACGCTTTTCCGTAGGGATCAACGTATGCCCATCAGGAAAACCTTGCAGCCTTTCACATTCGACAGGGGTAAGACGGCGAACAGCTACTTTTGCGTTTCTTGCTTCATAGCAAACGGCTGTTGGATTTTGAGCCATTAGAGATGGTGAAGTATTCTTAGTTGCAGCATGTTGTGTACCGCTCATATGCTCAGGAAAAGCTAATGTAACAAGATGCTCATGGCTTTCTTGCTCACGCGCCCGCAATGTACCATGCCCCTCTGACCAAAAACCTGCTCCTGTGCTGCTAAAAACGGCAAGGTCAGTGGCATCTTTAAAGTCTCTTGCCTTTACTGTCGATGCGGTTTCATCGTCAATATATTCCCCAAATGCCGCCATCCTGAAAGCGTTTACGGCTTTCGTCGATTTCATACCGGGGGGCATGTCAGCGTGTAGGCATGGATTTAGACTTTCGCCACTGATTGCAGCGCCATTTGCAATAATGGCGGAAGCGATTTCCTTCTTTTTTCGGCTCGGCGCAATATTCCGGCGCACGCCTTCGAACTCAAAAAGTATCGTTGCGGGATCGAGGTCTGTTCGAGCACTTGCGACAACAAACACGCGTCGGCGTCGTTGTGCCACTCCGAAGTATTGGGCATCAAGGATTCTCCAGGCCACTTTTCGCTGCGGTCCATAAATACAACCACACTGCGGCCACTTTGGAGCATGGCAACTGGTTTTGACATCCCACCGCCAGAACGCGTTACTTTTTCGTGATTCAGGTCGAGCACCTGGTTCGAATGGCGCATCTTCTCCAGCCAATCCGGCAAGGAAACATCCGAAGGCGTTATCTGCCGATGACAAGACTCCTGGGACATTTTCCCAGACGATAACGGCTGGTTTGAGAAATGACTCAGCCCGTTTGTCGTCAATTGCATTTGCAAGCTCCACATACTTTAAAGTTAGCGCGCCACGCTCATCATCAAGCCCACCACGTAATCCCGCGATACTGAATGCCTGACAAGGTGTTCCCCCGACGAGCACATCAGGGGATTCGATTTCCCCAGCCAGGACTTTTTTGGCAAGTTTTGTCATATCGCCAAGGTTGGCGACATGGGGCCAGCGGTGCGCAAGAACGGCAGATGGAAAAGGCTCGATTTCAGCAAACCACGCCGGACGCATACCCAACGGTTCCCAGGCAATGCTCGCTGCTTCAATTCCACTGCAAACAGAACCATATCTAAGGTTAACGTTCTGCTTCACCACCAACGGCCTCCACTAGCGAAGTGAACATGGCTGATAATTCAGCAGTAAACAGGATAAAGTCAGCGTCAAATCGTTGCGCTACATCCTCTCGATCAATATCGTCGTTTTGGTCGTACAATTCGTCGCTGAACGACAAAGCCTTGATACTCATATCGTCATTCAGTCTGAAAAATGCACGGTCTTGCCAGTTAACCGCAACTGTGGTTGCAACCTTACCAGCTTCTATATGACTCATGATCTCGTCGGATAGCAGGTCCACTTTTTTGCAGCGGACCGCGCCGCCATCATCAAGCAATGCTTTTAAAGTCGCTTCCTCACCAGCACGGAAACCGTTCGGGAAGCCATCTTTAATCCAGCCAGTGATGGTCAGTTCTAATGGGTCTTTCGGAGAGAAGGGGACAACGGGCAAGCTGCCAAGCGATTTCCGTAACAAAGCCAGCTGATCCTCTGCTTTTTTAGCACTGCTGGCCTCGACAAAAACCAGATGATTGCTTCGGTCTATCAGGATTTTAGCGACTGATTTTCTCGTGAAAGCGCGAGGAAGAAGAGAGTGAAGCACTTCATCCTTCAGCGAATCTTTTTCGGTCTTCTTCAGCTTTCTGTCTTGCTCTTCTTCAAGTTTCAGGATTTTTTTCTGTAACTCTTCTTTGAGTACTTGAGAAGGCAGGATTTTTTCCTCTCGTTTATGCTGCATCAGAAGAAAACCCTGGTATTCATGGGTGAGGTTGTCGCCAAGAATTGGGGTCCAACCAGCTTTAGCCATATCCTGAGAACCGCATGGGGTAAACACAAACTTGCTAAGGGCTGCATTTACTTCTGCGGTATCCCAGTTAACTTCGCGTGAAAGACGATAGATGAAGATATTTTTGAAAGCGACTGATCTCATTTCTCACCATTTATGTTAGAAAATACGCGTTAATTATCTAACACAAATGGGTGCATTTTCTATCCTTTCTTGAAATCGAAGTTGCCAGCAGTGGCCTGAAAGGTTCCCCCTGCCTTGAAAGCTATGTCCCCGTTAGCGGTGACAGCAATATTTTCCCCATTAACATTGATGTTGTTGGCTGATTTGACGTTAACACTCCCTCCTGCATTCACGATTACATCAGCCGGACCAATGATATATATCTGCCCGGACTCATTCATGCCAATCCTTGAACCTGCTGCCGTATTGGCTATTTCATATCCACCGCCAGCCGTTCGCACTTCTAGCACATTATTGCGGTGAATAACGAAATCTTTTGTCGCCGAAAATTGCGGGCGGGGAGGCGCTCCGTCTACTTCAGGCGGCGTCCAGCCGCTACCATTGCCTGACGCCTCCGGCGCGACGTTTGGAACTCCGCCTGGCGCATCCTGAGCGGCACCAACTATCATTGGGCGTCTGGTGTCTATTCGACCGTTAACATCTAAATAAGGAAACTCTACCCAGACCAGGTCACCTTTGACTGTAGGTACAAAAGCGTTCCCGATGGGTAACTGGTATTCCGCCCAGGGTAGATCGTCATCAGGAACGCCATTCCAGTCAGGTAAAACACGGACTTGAGCACGCATAAGCCCTGCCGGGTGCACAGTTCCAACAATTTGCGCTCTACGCTTCATTTGTTAGGCACTCCCAATATCATTCGTGTTGTGTAGCCTACGCGGTCCTCAAAGTGCGCAACATTTTTTACTATCAGCTTACGGGGCATTGATTCATCAATGCGGTTTTCCTGGTCATAGCGGTATACGATAATCTCTATTACCATCCCCGGTTTTATATCAGGATTGCCTGCGACTTCTATATCCATTTTGGGGACGAGAGACAGCTGCATATTGCGAAGAGTTTCCATATCAGAGTCGGATATATAACGCACTGGGAGTGAGCTATCGCCATATTCGACGTAGCCATCGGTCATGGAATACCCAACAAAACGATATTGATTCTTTGCTGTTGTCGCATGTTCCTGTTGGAGTAGGCGCATTTTGGACAAAGTGTATTCTGCTTTAGGGTTATTCCCCTCGTAGGTAAATGATGGCGTTTGCTTCATCAGATCAGCCAGGGTGTAAAAGTTAAATTCCCCCCGACATACCCAACACAATGCACCTTTGTCTCGCGCTATCTCCGAAAGCATTTTTGACGGTTTGTCACCAGCATTCAGATGATATGTAACTGCGCGTTTTAGCACGCTGCTGGTAATTTTAAGTTTGCCGGAATATGCCTTGAATATAGCGTCTGGTGTTTTGTTGGTATGTAAATTTGTGCGCGGGGAGGGGATCTTAAACCTGCGCACGTCTTCACTGACAGCAATAACGGTAACAACATCACCAGCCAGCATTGCAGACGTAACAAAGAAATCTGTTTTAAAAGTGCCTGCATTACCGTTTGGATCGCCCATTTCAGCCACCAGCGATGCACCGTATTTGGCTTTCCAGTCATCAATTACGGTGCCGGTAGCGTCATGAATTTCCAGTTTTAGCAAAGGGGCTTTGAGGCTGGTTTTTTCTACATATACTGCGGTAAAAATCCAGTCTCGTGGCACTTTGTTATCGTTAATGAGCACTGACTGTAGAAAATATTGTTGTAACTCCTGGGCCACTTATCACCCCATAGATATCGAGGTTTCGGTAATAATACGTTTTGCGTCCAACTCCCATGCTGTGATCACGTCTGCAATCACACTTATCGGCGCTTGTGTGGCATAAATACGCTCTTCTCCAATTGGTGCTGAAACATCCGTAAAGCCGACTTCTTTGGCATCCTGTATCGAGCAAATCAGCGGGACCGGGACACGAACAAGGTGAGTGGTTGCTTCAAATTGTGTACCTGTCATCAGGCGAAGCCGTGCGCCCAGCGAATTACACATCAGACTCATGGTCGCTTTATCAGTTGCCATTAACGTAACGTCATACGTCAGAATGGCCTGGGTGTATTCCAGTTCTGCTAAAGGCATTCCGGTATCTGGTTCGCAAAAACTGGCTACTTTTTTGCGGTCAATCTGCTGATCATCGTTGATATAATTGATATCCATAGTGCGTGAGATATTGACCAGGGGGAGAGCATCCCGGTTAATGTTCTGGTTTTCAGGTTTTCTCCCTTGCCCGGCATTTGCGCGACGAACTGCTTTAAGAAACTCGATCGCATTGTCGAAACGGGCCACATAGACACGCTCTGCTGGTGGACGATTCAGGAATGACGCAAAGCGTTTTTCTTCCGGCGCGGGGGCCACCAGTAAGATATCAGAAAAAATGTTGCTGATTAGCGTCGCAAACGCGTTATCCACGTTTTCAAAGCCCGTGGTCTGGAATTTTCCTGTGCGTGAGGTTTGCCATTCACCTGTTCGCGCCAGGAGGGTTTTATTTGAAGTCATTCGATCACTCCGTTTTGAGTCGTATCAAAATTCCTGGCAGGTATGCAGTAGTAAAGCGAACCAACATGCTGTGTGCCGTAGCTAAAAATACGGTGCACGTACCACCAGCGGCGGGCTACGCCGTTTACCATCTCTTCATTCCATTCAAGAATTGAGCCGACGGGGACGTTATTTGCTGCAATACGCAGAATCAGAACATCATCGGTTAAGCCATCCTGCTCACCGTCTGCGTCAATCGCATGGAAAGAGTCACGTCCGTCAGGGTTATCCAGCACATAAACGATTTCAGGTTCCTGGTAAGTCAGTTCGCGTTGGTTGTTATCCAGTTCAGTGAATGACTCTTCTCCTGTTTCGTCGCTGACTACCCCATATGTGCCAACATCTGGTCGATATAAGAGAGCCTGAAACGCGTCTGGGCTGGATTCAATAATCAGCATCCAGTCTGCGCGGATTTGGTCGTTAAAGGCTTTATGCCCGTTATAGCGTGCTTTTAGCTGTGGAGTTGGTTCTCTGCCAGCCAGGGAAGGTGGAAGTATGGCTATATCTGATTCGCCAGCATCCGGAGTAAGGCCACCGTTGCTATCAGCAAAATTATCATGGCTATCAGCTTTGGCGGCGGGTTGCTCTTCCAGAATGCTGAATGAATCCGAACCGGTATTGCCATGTTCCGGCGCGCCTCCTGCATTCGCTTCAATCGGCGCTGGCGTTTCTCTCTGCGTGCTGTCATGTTCTGACTCCTTACTTGCCAGGTTTGCATCGTCAGCAAACCATTCGTCAAAACGGCCCATAAGCATCCTCAAAGGTCGATCTGTCAGGTATCGAAAGGAAGATTTTCGGGAGATTGTGATTTTGGATGAAGGAGGGGGAATTCATAAAATGCACTTGCGCACAGTGCAACGGTGCGCTATAGTTATGGCATTCGGTAATCATCACGGAGGATCAAATGACTAATGACCAAAAAAATTAACATAAAGGATTTCAGGGATGCGTGGCTTGATGATTTTTTTGAATTTTCAACACCACATAGAAAGATACCTCCTGATATTCATATGACATTGTCACGGAAGTTGGACATTATCAATGCCGCAACTACCTGTAAGGATTTAAGATCACCACCAGGTAATCGGTATGAGGAACTGTCAGGGAAGCTAAATGGCTATTCATCAGTAAGGGTGAATAAGCAATATAGGTTAATTTTTAAGTGGGTTAACGGAAAGGCCGAGGACTTGTATCTCGACCCTCACAAATACTAAAACAGATACCCGGTTACGGACCGGGTTCTGACCAGAGTCCACTTAATACGCACGCTAGTAAGGGCAAAAAAATGAAACAGGCAACCAGAAAACCGACGACCGTAGGTGATATCCTGCTGTACGAATACCTGGAGCCGTTAGAGCTGAAGATCAACGAGTTAGCAGAAATACTTCATGTTCATCGTAACACCGTAAGTGCTCTTGTTAATAATAATCGTAAGCTAACGATGGATATGGCATATCGCCTGGCAAAAGCATTCGATACTTCTGTAGATTTTTGGATTAATCTTCAGACCGCAGTAGATCTGTGGGAAGTCGAAAATGATATGCGCGTTCAGGAAGAGTTAAGTCGTATCAATACTGCTGAAAAATTTATTTCTCAGCGGAACATGAATAAAAAAGCAGCCTGATATAGTAAAACACATACAAAAAGCCCACTTAGCAAGTGGGCTTTCCTTTGTAATTAATGAACATTAAACCTATCCGTACAGAACAAGATTATGAGGCCGCACTGCGTGCGGTCGAACCGATGTTCGATAACGAACCGGAAATGAATACTCCGGAAGGTGATTTCTTTGAGGTTATGAGTCTTCTCATTGAGGAGTACGAGAAGAAACATTACCCAATTCAGCCACCATCACCTGTTGAATCTTTTAACTATCCATAATAAAAGTAATCAGGATAAGCTATGATGTCAGAAAAAGTTAAAGATAATCCGTCTATAAATGAAACAGAACTAAAATCATTTTCTGAAATAATAAAAGATAAAATATTTAACAAGGTTTTTGCATATGTTGTCATTTCTTTTCTAATCCTTAACTGGAAGGATATTTTAATTATATTAAAGTCAAAGGACGACATCCTATATACATTATCTATTGTTTTTGTTGGTGGTAATGTACCGTTCTTTGATAATTGGATTGTACCCCCGTGGGTTTGTCACGTTGTAATCCCATTTATTTATGGAGTATTTGCATCTGTATTAGCTCCTATTCTCACACTGACGATATCTAAGCTAACAAGTAAATTATACACTGAAATAAGATATTTAGATGAAGTTGCTGATTATGATAAAAGAATAGAATTGCAAAGAAAGAAAACAAAGTTAAATCAAGCAACCAATGACGCTAAATATTCAAAACAAATATTAGATGAAAATGAAAATAAACTTAATGACCTAGCTACGAAACAGCGAGAAATTTGTGGTGCGATAAAACTATTGCATACTGATGTTGGCAGTATTATTGAACTATATAAAAATAAGGGTGTTAGCATTGAATCTCCGCAAGATTTATGTGATTTTATAGTCGCTATAAAAAGCACATCATTCTATAATGATGACAAGCATTTTAATAAATTGGTGTCTGATATTTCCAGTTTATTTGATAATACTGGAATTGATCTTTCAAAAAAATGAAAGCCCAGCATAAACTACTAGGCTATGTGTGGTTTATGCTTTTTTCACGTACTCTATAAACATTTTTTCAGCTTGCTCAGGTGACGTTCCTGCCATGACAAGCGCATCAATGAACGCCTGCTTCTTCAGTGCGAACTGATCGGCAAGGCGTTGCTGAAGCTCCTTGTTTTTCTGCTTCTCTCGTTGCAAGGCCGCTTCTTTTGCAGCCGCCCGTTTTTTCTGTGCGTCTGACAACTTTCTGGCCCTGGTCAATTGGTCACGTAGCTTGTCGATCTTGCCGTTGTCCTTTGCCAGTTTTGAACTTAAAGCTGCCTGGCGCTTCTGATAGAGTCTCCATTCGCGTTTGGCGGCTTCAACGTTCGTTTTACTGCTACGATTGCGATTAAACTCCTTCTCGTCTTCTTTTGAGAAGTGTTTGGTTGTACGGCGGCGATCGTCACCAAATGCAATTTGCGTTGCAGCCTTTTGTAGCGCACGAGCAATACTCATTTGCCAACTGGCGGACTGTAACCGCGTCATTGAGTGGATCACGTGTTTACAGGCGACGCCTTGCAGGTTCGGGTTGCGAACTTTTGGATAGGCGTATTCTTTTGGCGGTGCCAGGGCAAAGTTACCCGCAGTGGCGATGTAACGATACCAGTATTGATGACGACCACAGTCACAATCGAAAGACACTCGCCCGGCGCACAGTGATTTAGTGATTTTGAGAGCTGATTTATCGTCTTCTGCGATGTCATCAACCATCTGATCCCATTCTTCAAAGCGTATCCGGACGATATGGTGCTGGTGGACGGATATATCCGATGCTTCTACGCGGATATTAATCACATTGTGGCGAAGAGATACGGGGGTAGCTCTTTTGATACCAGATCCGTCATCCACGGCGTTATTTGCACGCTTAATATCGATTGCCTGGCTGGATGCCACCAGCTGGGCGTATGTGATGCCAGCCGTCTTGCTGTCATATTTTTCGCGCGTTTTACTCCGTAGCTTTTCGAAACCTTTCAGGTCGTCTCGCGTGAAGAACGTGCCGCCTTTTTTCTTCCCTAACTTGAGAATATCTTCGGCGGATTTGTTCCTCAGTCTACCTGGCGTCAGCGTCCGGTGAGCTTGTCGGCGCTTACGGGTTTGTTCTTTCCTGATAATCTCGAATAAACGCGTGAAGTCCTTAGAGGACAGGCCGTCAGTGATATAGCGCCCGTCCTGTTTTTTCAGGAAATCAGGCATTTTCTATCTCCGGTTCCGCGCTCGCGTAATCACGGATCTTGTTCCTCAGCCATGCCACATCAGGAAGAGTTAACGTGGTCCCGGCGGGCATTTCTTCCATTTCTGACTCATGGCCCACCAGCACCCGGAATACCCAGCGCAAATCTGCATTGCCATACGCCCTGTAGGCTGCAAGGTCTGAACGATATACTTCATCAATCTTTATCGTGTACTGGAAATTATCAGAGTGATACTCCGATACCCGCTTAATCATTTCCTGGTGAAACAGCGCACGAAAAATATCGTCTTCAATGTACCTATCGTCGAGTCTGCTATAGCCCATAACAAAGCCTCTCAGTCATAACCTGGGGGAAACTGTATGCAGGGTGTGAAATGCGAGAAACAGACAGGACACCAGTTCAGGGGGATGTGGTTCATAAATCCCCTCACTGGTGACAAGTGACTTTCATTAATCTTTATGCGGGGGCCAGCTTCATTTGCTGGCATTAGATTAAAAATTAAACGGAGTGAATGACATGGATGTTATCTTCGAATTATTAATGCTAATTGATCTGTTTATGAACGCTTCATTGACCACGCAAATACTGGCGTCAATATTTTTGTTACTCTTCTACCTGGTATTGAGGGAGTTAACAAAGCTACTAATGTGATCAAAGTATCACGGTATCTTCATCAACTTCTTTCCCAGTCAGTGCCTTTGGCTGGGAGGTGCCTGCTTTAACTTTTTCATGCCCAATAATGGACAGGAACGAAGCGAGTATGCCTGTTTTTTGCTCTTTCTCGACTGTACCGGTCATCTGCTCTACGTAATCCGCACTGGCTACATTGTGGTATACGGTCGCGTAGCAACACAGGATCATCAAAATATGCTCCGGCCTGATATCCTGCCAGTTCACCCGGTAGACTTCTTCTCCGTTACCGTTGTATTCGGTGTCAACGATGGAGTCAGGGATTTCGAAAGCACCTTTGTTATTTTGCGGCAGGGATAATAGCTTCTGGAGTTTTAACTCTCTGTATCTTTCCATCCCGACGATGATTGCTGCTCTGCCATCGGCATGACGGGTCTTGAGAGTCACCTGGCTTGCTCCGGTGCCAGCGGAGATCGTTGGCGTAATTTCGTCTACCAGTACCTTAAATTTGCTTTTCCGCAGGGCTGCTATAGCTGGAGGAATTTTTTGCTTTTGCTCCAATGCTGACGCGGGAAGGGGTTTTACTTCGTTAATAATGAGAGCACCGTCTTTCAGTATTGCAGTGAGCATTTGAGGCTTGCTGGTGGTCAGGCTGAATATTGCGATCTTTTCCATTGTCCTTCCTCCACGGATGACGGATACAAAAAAAGGCCGCACATGGCGGCCTGCTTTGGCGTTATGACTCCCTACCGCGCTTCGGCTGAAAGTTAATCGTCAAAAGAACCTTCAACGGGAGCCGTTAGCGCGATGGATTATGTGCAGTTTGTGATTTCCAAAATAGTGTCAACCACTTTTGGTGGATTTTATTTTTTAACCGAAATTTGGCCTAAATCATGTTTATGTAGTTAATTGTTTTTATAACATAAAACTTCATTTTGTTTGCATGAAGGATGGTGTAGTGAAGTTAAGGGCTTTAGGGGCCGCGCTCGCGGCTATGTTGGGATGCGTATCTGCTAATACTGCCAATGCAACTGCGTTACCTGCACAATTCAGGGCAGGGCAGCAGGTTATGAATAACGCTGGTGGAGTTCATTCACAAGCGGCCATTATGGACTTTTGCAAGAGGGAGGGCATTCCATTACGGCCTGTTGGAACTCAGTTTATTGGTAAAACTGACTTTTGCGTTTTTGCATATACAGCATATCTGACGGACAAAGCTATAACAAAAACAGGTTATTCAACCAAAGATACTCTTTCCAGATTAAGTCAGGGATGGCAGCAATTCGAAGTGTATCGCCAGCAAGGATTAGGTGAGTTATTGCAACCTCTTTTTATGCTTGCGTTGGTGCCAGAGGGGCAGCAATTTTTGGTTAAAAAGGGAATGCTTCGCCAAAGTGATATTGCCGGGTTCGATAGCATGATGGCTTATGAGCGCAAACTAACCGAGCAGCGAAATAAAAAACCATCTGCTTCATGTGTGCAAAGTAAAACAGCAGAATACAGTGCAGTAGCCGGGCCTTTAGCCAAACAAATGGCAGAGCAATGGTGTAAAAAATACGGGCAATAAGTTACGCAGCGGAGGCAGAATTGAAAAGATTGGCTATTGCTTTACTGGCGTCTTTCCCTTTGATCGCGAGCGCCGGAGATTTACAAGTTAAGTGCGGTCGGTTTGATATAAAAATCTATCCAGATGCCATATTTCTGAATGGGAATAAGGTTGATAACGCACACCGAAAAACTGAATCTGACGTAATGAGCTATGTGTTCCAGGAGTATGCGGAGATGGGGGGAACTTACACGCTGTACTCGCTGGATGTTCCTTCTCGCGGTGATATGACATTATCCCATCAATGGCAGAACGCCGACGGCGAAGCTCTGCGCGAGGTTAAAACAGAAAAATGTGGCACTTTCCATTCTTTTAAAGGGAAAGCGCCAAATGTTAAATCTGTGCTTGAAAAACAGCGCGCAGGTGAGCTTTAAACACCTTTAACCACGGAGATGCCGTTCCCTGCACGATAGCGGCGGGGAACGGAATTCTCCATCAGGTCACGAATTACTCCCGCCTCATGTAGTTCCACTGTTTCCCAGTATCTGTTTATCACCAATTACGCCCCGTTCCGCCAGGGGAAGGTATGAACGAGCTTCTGCTTCGGTTGCAGCCATGACGCAGATATACAGGTGTTTTTGGCAGGAATAGAAACGCCAGATAAATTCAGAATGAGTTGGGGTGGGGATAGTAGCGATATTGGCAGCCTCCTTTGACTAAGTTAAGGAGCTACCGCGTGAGGTTCCAATCCCGGCACCCGTTTTTCTAAGGTGCCGTAGAAATATACCCCACGATAATGCCAGGGCGCAAAAGTCAGTATTTTATGCTTTGGCGGATTTCTTCCGGGCTTGCTTGCAGGCGTAGGCCATTGCTTTAGCTTTCACTTCATCCAGCTTCCCGGTGATCACTTCTTTTCCGAGAGTGACAAACCAGTCATAGCAACCGCCAGTGATGTTCTGGATTTGAAAGTTGAGGTAGCGAACGGTCATTTTGACACCCCCAGCGCGAGTAAAGAATGCAGATTATCGCGTGAGTGGCGGACAACGAGTGACGGGAAAAGACAGTAGCTGTTCATAGTGTAGTGACTCCTTGCTTTCGGAGCCGCCATCGACTGTTCCACGGTCTGGTGGCGGCGCAATAAAGGCTGGAACACCGTGAGTCAACGGGGGCTTTTCAGCCACCTATATTGCACCGCCATAGGTATGGCGGCGGCAATAATACGAAAAACTATACAGTTTGTCTCAAAAAGTTGACCGGTGTGCCAATCGGTAGTGAATGTACATCGGAGAAATTTATAATTCAACTTAAAATGTTAGAAAACTAATTCGTCAATTCAATCGCCATCTGATACAACGTCATTTCATCAGCATTGTGCCGCCTGAAATCTGCTTTACCGCCTATTTTTCCATCAGCATGAACAGGAACCAACCAGGGGTATTGCTCGCGGATCTCTGCTGGCGCTGCGTGTTGATGGTGCCATTTACACAAAGGGAGGACGTATTTATGCGCGTTCTCTGCTGTTCTTCCGAAGATGTGGTGCAGGGATACCACAGGGCTATGCTGTCCGTGCATATGGCAGGCAATGCAGGGGAGAGCACCGATGGCAGTTTGTATCCGGCGCTCATCTGCTGTGAGTGTTCTGCCTTTCAGGCCGCGTGACGCGCGAGTTTTTTTGACAGGAGCAGAAGCGGCCTTCTCTTTTCTTCGCTGTTCATATTGCTTCGCTTTTTCAATTTTCTTTTGCCGATATTCAGGCGATGCGGCTTTTTCTCGCGCACGCTGCTGCTGGCGTTGAGCTTGCTGAAGACGCTTTGCCCTTTGTTCCTCCCGCCATTTCGGATCAGCCAGTTTTTGCAGGGCTTTTTGTGTCTGTTTCTCCCAATAGCTTTGCTTCATAGAAATACCCGGTTTGTCTACATAGCCGCTATGGTTGATCAAACATGTTAGAAAATCAAAATTGATTTTCTAACACAAAATGAAGATACTTTTTTCAGACGCTATATCAGGAGGTCATGATGCTTGTCGCAATTAGTGCAATCCACCAGCAATCCGATACAGAAATTGGGTTGCTATATGTCCTGTTTTTCACTGTCCTGGCGTTGTTTGAGCTGGGCATTGAACTCTTTGCTCTCATCAACTTTTGCGTAACGTTCCTGGGGAAACTTTGATGTCAAAACGCATTATGAAAATTTACATCGCGGGTCCGATGACTGGTTATCCCGACTACAACCGCACAGCGTTTTTTTCGAAAGCAAAAGAGCTGATGGAGGTAGGGCATATTGTTATGAATCCGGCGCTGTTACCTGCTGGCCTCTGCCAGAGCGAATACATGGATATTTGCCTTGCAATGGTGCGTTCGGCTAATGCGGTCTATTTGCTCAAGGGGTGGGAGGAATCAGTTGGCGCTCGTGCAGAGCACGAGCTGGCTAAAAAGCTGGGGCTGAATGTAATTTATGAGTCACCAACCAACATTGAATGCCAGGTTGCTCCGCATATTTACCGGGAACTGGTCAATGCACTGCGTGATATCGCTGCTGTATATCACGGCACAGAACAGCTTCGTGAGCGTTTAGCCCATACCATTTCCTATTACCTGTCTTTATCTCATGAGCACAAGCTCCGCCAGAAGGTAATGATCAAATTTATCATGAGGTTATCGAAATCCCTGGCAAACGCCGATCCAAAGAATCCATTACCGAAAGAGGCAATGAATTACCTGAAGTCCTGCAACGTTGTTTCTGAAGATGGCGTTCTTTTGGTTAGAAGGAGTTCTGTGTGAGCTGGCGGGGATGGGGAAGGGCAGAAATCATGATACTCCGCCAGTGCGCCGGGACTATGACAGTCGAGAGTATTGGGAGGCTGATCGGGCGTACCGGTAGTGCTGTCAGAACCAAAGCGCGGCAACTGCGGATCTGCATGATTCTGAAAGGAGACTTTCACCCGTCAGCCAAATACCGGCAGGGCGATATAGAACTGGCACGGCAGCTTCATCGGTGTGGTGTTCCCCGCCGTGAGATCGCAGAAAAACTCGAAATGCCCCTGGGCATGATTAATCAGTACGTTTATTTCGAAAGGAGAGTGTATGAAGTCTGAAGGTTTAACGCCCGCACAACTGGCAGAGCGTAACGCTGAGTATGTAACGGAAATTTCCCGACTTGAGAAAGAGCGCGCGGCGCTGGCTGCGGAGAATGCGAGACTGAAGGCGATATGTGAGGATCGCCGCACGTTCATTATGAATGGCGTGCAGCTTGGTTTTATCAAGGTGCCAACAGTGGAAATAGATCCAGCTCTTGAAACAATTCGTATCGCCCTATCACCACAAAAAACTACTCCTGCGACCGACACTTTCCTGGATGAAGTGAAGACTGAAGCACGCAAGGAGGGCGCTTACTTTGTGGCGAACAGAATGCTGGCTGCCTGGGTAGCTGGTTTTATTGATGATACTGCGAAGAACGCCGCGGATATTGCCCGGATGATTCTTACCTCTACTGAGTTTATGGCTAATGCGCCGGAAGGCGATTTTGACCGCTCATTCTCTGATGGCGTTCTCGAAGATATCGCCGAACAGCTTCGTAAAGGAGTCATCCAATGAGCAAGATTGATTATCAGGCACTGCGTGAGGCGGCGGAACGTGCAATTCCAGCAATGGAACGCCTGTTAATGTTGCCAGCTGATGATGATTTGTTAAGTGAACAGGAACTTAAAGATTACGGTGTGGATATTGATGCGCTCAACGCCTTCAAATTTCTGGCCGGACCAGAAACCGTGCTGGCACTACTGGATGAACGGGAAAGAAACCAGCAGTACATCAAACGCCGCGACCAGGAGAACGAGGATATTGCGCTAACGGTAGGGAAGTTGCGCGTTGAGCTTGAGGCAGAAAAACAGCGGGCAAAGGATCTGTTTATGGAAAATGCTCGGCTTAAGTCAGGTATAGCCGGTCTGATACACCTCGGTATTCGATATGCAGATGTTGATGTCATGAAAATTGCTGGAGATGCCCAGCTTTCTACCCCATGCACTGACAGCATCATAAACAGCATTGCAACAGGCATTCGCATCAAAGGAGAGTGAGATGACCACATCGCATTATGCAATCACCCAGGAAAAAGTATTTCGCTTGCTCGAACGTCTGGAGGCGCTCGCCACGGAGGAGGGTATATCCCCGGAGATGCTGGTTGAGTGCAGCCGTGTGATATTGCGTCGCAAGAACGACATCGCGCGGCTGACATCTGGCGCACCATCCGTATCAGCCAGTCCAACGCTTTATTGCAGCTTCTGCAACAAATCCCAGCACACCGTTAAAAAGTTAATTGCTGGGGACAACGCTTTCATCTGCAACGAGTGCGTGAAAGATTGCAACAACATTATCCAGGAAGATCAAAGGGAATCAGCATGAAATTTTCCAAATTTTCTGAGTTGGTGAATCGTATTTTGTCCAACAACCACAGCCATCGTCGCGATATGGATGTAACGATCGTTGTTCATTCGCCTGGCAGCATTGGTTCAACACCTTCAGTTGAGGTTCAGTCAATTCACGCTGGTTTTGATTGGGATTCCGGGAAAGTGCTGATTTTCCCAGCACAGCCACTGACCACGCTAACACCAGAACAGATTACTGATATTACTGATAGTGTGCGCAAAGGTCAGTCCTGGCACGCATATCAGGAATACAAGAAGCATAAAGAGCAGTTGGAAAAATTATCGATTGAACTTGATGCCGCAAAACAGCGCATTGCAGAGCTGGAGGGTAATTGCGCGGCGCTGGCGGCGGAGAATGCGGGGCTGAAGGCGGGACATTCATATTTCTCATATGGCTCTGAGCATAATTTCGAATGGCACAAAACTGCTGAGGAAGCTATCGAATCGGCTGAGGCTGCAATCGACGACTATCGCGGTGATGCTTGCGATGGATGGAGCGAAGAGGTCGATAGTATTTGCTGGGGAATCATCATGCAATCGTCAACGAAGGTTGGCGAACGACCACGCAACGAGGATGACTGTTGTGATCCTGCGATCGATACGATTTGCGATTATGCGCTTCTGCCTAATATCGACACCCCAGCAACCGACGCTTTCCTGGCTGAAGTACGTGCGGAGGCACGCAACGAGGGGATTAACTACACCGCAAGCCGTCTTGCTGCTGCGTTCAATCACGGATTTATCAATAAGTCTTTGCGTGAAGTTTTCGACGTTACACGCATGATTTTGTCAGCGAAAGAAGAGTTGGCTAATGAACCGCATCCGCTTGATGGCCTGTCCGGTGAATATGCGGAGAAATCCCTTGAAGAATGGGCGGAACAGATTCGCAACGGAAGCAGCCAGTGAATATCGACACGACAATAACGATCGATACGCTCCTGAATACCGGTCTGGCACTTCTCGGTTGGTTTTTCATCATGTCCCGTACATGGCGATGGCTGGGTTCCATTTTCCTGAAACAGTGGAAAAAACGGCGCAAACAGGAACTACGCCAGAAGGCATTAGAAGCGTTCTATGACGCATTTGAACTTGGCAGCATTGAACCAGGCACAACAGCGAGGATAGCGACAAAAGGCGACCTGATGATAGTGATGTTCAGACAGGAGAAAACAAAATGACAGAACAAACGATGACAAATCGCGAACTTGTTGATGCCGCGATTGAACTTGCTGGCGATTTTTATTCCATGATGGGTTACGAGCATCGACCTGGTTTTAAGTATTGGGAGTCACCGCATCCGCAAGAACAACAGGTGTTTGAAATGGCTTGCCGTGCTTTTGAGTTTATTCGCGGTTCTGATGTGATGGAGGCCGTTGCCGACTTGGAGGATGAAGAGTGAGCACAATTAAAGAAATGCCGGTAGAACGTGATGAATATGGCTGCTGGACACATCCGGAGTATGAAAAGTTTTGCGCAGGCCGTGAATATATTTCCACTGAGGAATTTGACGCCTGGATGAAGGAAAATAATCTTCAGTGGACTATTCGCAGTATGGATGAAGATGATTTTGATCTGGACGCAGCTGGTCCCGATATTGCCGCCTGGGAACCGGAGCGACCAGAGGGTGAAGGCTGGTTTGTTGGCTCTATTCATGACACTGAAGATGGTCCGGTTTGTATCTGGCTGCGTGAGAAGGTTGCCGCATGACCCAGGCTCTGCATGAAGTGAATTTATATAGCCGTATTGATGGTTCTGGCTATAGAAACATATGGGTTGTTGGTGATCTGCATGGTTGCTACACCAGACTGATGTCCGAACTCCATCGTGTGGATTTTGACCCGGCGCAGGATTTACTGATATCGGTTGGCGACCTTATCGATCGCGGTACTGAAAATGTCGAATGTCTGGAACTATTGCAGATGCCCTGGTTCAGGGCAGTAATGGGGAACCATGAGCGGTTGATGCTTGATGCGTTAAGTCCTGATGGCAACGTGAATAACTGGCTAATGAATGGCGGACAATGGTTCTTCATGCTGGACACTGATCAGGAAATATTAGCCTGGGCGCTGGTGGAGCTGGTAAAGCGTCTGCCCTATATCATTGAGCTGAACACCGGGCATGAAACTATCGTTATAGCCCATGCCGACTATCCAGGTGGAGAGTACCAGTTCGGTAAGGATGTGTCGCTTTTTGATGTTGTCTGGTCGCGCAGTCGCGTCGGTGATTCGATAGATGGCATTGGTGGAGAAATCACAGGCGCAGATCGCTTTATCTTTGGGCACACACCGGTACGAAGACCAAAAGCATACTGGAATCAGCACTACATAGACACGGGCGCGGTTTTTTGCGGAAATCTGACGCTAATGCAGGTGAAGGGAGGGCAGCTTAAAGTCTGATCAAATCATTTACGCACTCAAAATTACGTTAGAACGTTGATTTTAGTTTTCTAACATATTATTTTACCGCTCGGAACAAAACAGAGTCGGTATACATTATGAGTGCAATAATCACACCTCATTTCGTAAACGGAGCTGGTGTGGCTGTCTTTCCGGTAGACAAGCCCACCAGTAACTACATTGGCGCAGGTCGCCGTTTCATTATCTCCCCACTTCCGCGTGAACAGGCTGAAAACACTCCAGATGGCGTAGTGGATCTGAATTATTCGCTGGTTGCCAACCAGTCTCTGAAACCGTTTTTTCAAAGCGAGCGCGTATTTAACGCGTTGGGCGGTGAAGATTCGCTTGTTCATTGGGTAAGTTCCAATATCCACGATTGCCAGGCGCACGATAAGCGCGATTGCAGCCACCAGCTAACCACTCATTTCTATAACGGCTCTGCCGTTCGCCTGTGCTGGAAGCATGATGCGGAATACATGATGAAGGGGTACAGCAAGCTGGACGACCAGTTATCCCTGAATCGTGCCAACTGGGTTATGAACTGGGCTGCGAGCGAGTTAAAACTACCGCCAGAACGCGATCTGAGTATGGTTGAACTCACTTTTTGGGCCATTCGCCGGAATCTGAAAGATGAGCTGCCAGATGAAGCCGGTCGCATTGCATTTTGTCAGCCAAAAACTGAAATCCCTACCGGTACGCTGAAAGAATCAGATATCACCTGGGAGCACAGTACCCGCGAGCTGGTGGACATAACCGCAGAGCAGATCGTCAACCTGTCTGTAGATGAGGATTCCGGCCTGCTTTATATGCGCCGACCAAAAGCGGTCCTCGGTAAAAGCCCGGCTTATCTCCGGTTTGTGGTTTCTCGTCCGTGCATCGGATGCGGTGGCAAAGTTAACCACCCGTTCATGTACCGCGCCCGCTCGTTAAACGAACACGACCGCTGGGCTGTTCCTCTTTGCGATGACTGCGCCAGAAGCGCAGAAAACGATGTCCGGGCATGGGAAAAAGCACATGGCATACGCCTTTACGTAGCCGCTAACCAGCTTTTTGACTTCGCCATCGAGCGCGGAGTAATCACGTTTAATAACTGATTGGGATAAAGGCATGAGCATGGAGCCAGGCAGCACCATCCGCATTACTACAAAGGGAGGTCTGGCAATCATGATGTATCGGAAGGAGGAAGCCAAATGAATAAAGCCTCACCAGCAGAGTTAAGAGCAAGTCTAGAGATGGCGCATAGCCTTGCTCAAATTGGAGTCAGGTTTGTACCAATTCCAGTTGAAACAGATGAAGAATTTCAAATGTTAGCGGCATCAGCAGCACAAAAGCTGGAAATCATGGCGGATAAAGCAGAGAAAGCGGAAGGAGCAGATAGTGAGTGAAACTAACTATCAGGAGTTGCGCGAGGCAGCGGAGCAGGCAACGCAAGATGAATGGGTAGCATATATTTTGCCGGGACATAACGGCATTTATCCTGCGCGCACGTCTGAGGGTAGGCATTGCGGATACTTTATTGACTGGCCTGGCATTGATGGACAGAGGAACGCTAGTGCCAATGCCCGTTATATCGCGGCTATCCCACCAAAAGTTGCACTGGCACTACTGGATGAGATCAACGCATTAGAGGAAACGCGTATCAACGATGTTTGCCGTATTGTGGAACTAACAAAACAACTGGAGTCGGCAAAATCAAAACTCAACGAGCAGCGCGAGCATTACGAGGGAGTAATCGCGGATGGAGGTAAGCGCATAGCAGAACTGGAAAAACAATGCGCTGAATCGGAGCGAAAAGCATTAAGCAACTTTGAAGAGTGTGCTGCGATGGCTGAACGTATCGAAGAGTTGCAGACAAAATCTGCACCAGATTCGTTTGGCATCATCGGTGAAAATATTCGAACACAGGATAATCGAATAACGTCAGACCCTATGTTTTGTGTGTATCAAAAGCGCGAAATCGTTGTTGATGCTGATTATGACTATGACCGGATTGTCTGGGTTGATGAAGATGGCAATGAAGCCAATAAACGCCAAAGTCGTCGTCTCGAACTACTTCACGAAAACTTTCGAGAGCCACCAGAAAAATGGCGGCGCGTTGCTGTGAAAGATATTGATGAATTCGTTACCTGCTGTTTCACCGAACAGGGTTGTAAAGACTACCTGGCAGCCAATGGTCACAATCTTCGCTTGCCATTTATATATGTAAAAAGCGGTTTCAGGAATGCTGAATATATCGGCATAAGAAACTGGCTTGCTGGTATTCGCATCAAAGGAGAGTGATATGGACGAATCAAGAAAGCAGTTTTTGGAGTTCGCGAAAAAGCAAAATTTAAGCCTTGTATATGGTGATTGCGGGTATGTTTATTCATCCACGGAAATGGCATGGAGGGCATGGCAGGCATCTCGCGCAGCTATCGAGATAAAACTCGATGACAAAGTGATGGCTGAGGATGATTTCGGCAAAGGACACAACTGCGCTATCGATTATTGCGCTGACGCCATCCGCGCCGCTGGCATTCGCATTAAAGGAGGTGAGTAATGCGTGTGGCATGTATCGGCTTGTTACCGTACCCGACTCGTTTTTGGGCTTCTGCGCTAATTGCAAAGCCACATGTCCTGATGGCTGACAACATCATCCCGGCACCAAAGCGCCGCCATACCGGTATTGCAGCGGCACGACGAGCAGCAAAGAGACGCAGGAGAGCAAAGCGATGAAAAACCGTAAAGCAAAGATTCTGTTAGTTCGTAGAAACGCTCCTGGCGTCTGGCAGTGGGTGAGACTCAGCAACCGACGGATGGGGTTGATGAAATATTACGGGATGATGGATTGTGGTTTTTGCAAAAAGCCCAGCGCGGCGCAAAACCGCTGGAAAAAACCATTTGCGCACTAAAGGAGAGTGATATGGCTATTGCCGCAAGTTACACCATGCATCTCTATTGTGACTGCCTCCAGTGTACAGATGGCAAATATAAGTCGCCAGACTTCGGTGAGTATATAGGTACGTCATGGGCTGGCTGTGCAAAAGAGGCGCGCAAGGATGGCTGGCGAATAAGCAAAGACAAAACGCGTGCTTTTGCGCCCGGGCATAAAGTTTTGAGGATTAACAAATGACCACTATTACCAAAGAGCGACTGCTGACAATCAAGCAGTGGCGCGAAACATACGGACCTGGTAGCAACGTTGTACTGCCAGCAGAAGAAGCGGAAGAACTGGCACGAATTGCTCTGGCATCGCTGGAAGCAGAACCAGTTGCTTATATTTTCAAACATCCGGCTGGAAAATTATTCTGGGCTTTAACGGATGAAAGCAATAAAGAGCAATCGGACGTTATTCCTGTTTATGCCGCCCCGCCAGTACCGGTAGTACCTGCTGCATTACCTGAGAACGACGATGAGGACGGGCATGACATTGATTATCTTGAGCCATCTGAAGTTTACGCGCTTGGGCGAACATCTGGCTGGAACGCCTGCCGAGCTGCCATGCTTCATAGTGCCGAACCTGTAAGCCAGGCTTACAAGTTGAACGCGCTGGCTGGCAACTCTCCGGTAATTCCGGATGGTTCAGCGGACATGCTTCGGCGCTGGCTGGCATTTGGCCACGGCATGCAAAATGCAGGATGCCAACTACCTCACAACCTGATTGCGGAAACCGAGGCCATGCTCGCAGCCGCGCCGCAACTACCCGGCAGTGAACCCGCTACCGTGCCGGGTAAATGGATTCCGGTAAGCGAGCGGATGCCGGAAATGGGTGAAAAGCAGCGCTATGTATTAGCTGCTGATTTCAAAAATAACTATTGGCCCAACATACCAAACACTCAGGTTGGCGTATATGGCGACTGGTTTGATGATGGCAATCCAACGTGGGATGACGGCGACGGCGAAGACCTGCATCTCAAAGAGGTAACCCACTGGATGCCGCTACCAGAACCGCCGCAGGAGGTGAATCAATGAGCTGGCCTGAAGCATTCACCACGGTAGGAATTGTGATGGCGGCAGCACTGGGTTTGTATTCAATTTGTCGCTGGTGGTAACGATGGGAAAAATAACTTTTGTAGTCGAATTTGAGGATGGTAAAGAGCCACCTGTTAGCGCCAATCTTGATGTTGCTGGTGGCAGGCTTGTTTCGGTTCTATTTGGTGACTACCGAGATGATTTCTTCCAACCAGAAGAAGTTGATGTGGTGCGAGAGGCATTAAACGAGTTAAGTGTTGATAACGATGATGCTCATGCGGAAATCATCCAAAAAATGGAACTGCTAACTCACTAAATTATCAATTATGGTGCTATCACCTACGACACCGAGAGAAAATTTATAATGTCAAAAGTAAATGTTTTGATTTTTTCAGCAATTGTTGGCTTTGGTTTTACTGCCGGAGTGCAGATTTATATTACGTGGGAAAAAATCATCAACTACGTATGGAGTTGTTTTATTAAGTGAGGTAAGTATGTGGAGAGGTAATAGTCATGGCAAAAGCCAGATGATACTTACCGAACATCAGCTCGACCACAAAACCAATAAATCACGTTCAGTATATTTGCTTCGCCACAATAGCCGCGTAAGGAATACCGTACTGGAGCAAAATCTGACCGTTGAAATGGATAATTACGGGGGCTTCAAGCCAACAATATCGCTTGATGATTTTCCTCGTGGTTTAAGCGAAAGAGAAGCAATGCTGAAATTAGCAGAATGGCTACAAAGATTAAGCATTGCTATTGAAGATAACTGGTCTGAACCTTAAATTAATATGATGACACTAAAACATTTTCTTGACCGCCCATTAGGGGCGGCAGCCGCAGGCTATGACTTTAATTATATGGATTGCATGTCTTATACTGCCAATGCATACGACCATTCGTTCAGCCTGCTGTTTAATTCTTTAAGAATATTGCCGGAAACAGAAGTTGGAGAGCTTCATTTATGGATATTGGGCTTTATCGCGGCTGTCGTTGGTATTGCTGTATGGCCTTTTATTTTCTGGCTGGTGGCTGTTGTAGTGTGGTTTAAGTGCAAGACATACCGGAGAAAGTATTTCTTAGGTGATGGAATGACTGATATTGCCAAAATGAACATTGAAAAATGGACTAAGGAATGTGAAAAGAAATGGCGCAAAAAGAAATGACCAGAATCACTGAAGAGCGTATATCAGAGATTATTTCCCGTATCGAAATGTATGGTCACGGTGCTGGATATACGGCAGATGAAGTATTGGCACTTGCCCAAATGGCTTTGGCGGCTTGCAAAGATGATAAAAAAATGAAGCTTATCGACTTGTTAGTGAAGGAGCTGCCTAAGTGCGGCGGGTGGCCTGATGGAATGAGTTATTGTTACCTACCCAGTGTCAATTTAATGGCACCATGCGCGACTTTTGCTTTTGGCTCAGACCACAAAAAAGACACTTTCTTTGGGCGCAATTTTTGTTGTGAGATTGAGCTTCCAATTGGTGACCTTGATAGCGATGAATACCAGTCAGTTGTCACTCGCGAACAATACGAATCAGCTCTCATAGCGTCGCAGAAAGTCGAGTTCAATGGTGATGAACTTGAAAGTAAGACTTACAGGTTGGATTTTGGGCAATGGCTGGAACAGCAACGCGGGAAAATCGATGTGGACTGTGGTTGTGTGTCCACTGAAACATTCATGCACTGGCTGCGGGTAGCTTACGAGGCTGGCAACTATCCGGATATTCCGGATAGTTCGGTGCCAGCGCCAGGAAAGGGCGTCACCGGTGAACGTATCCGAATTAAGCCGCATGTTTATCGCGAACTGGTTAACCGTCTCCACGATACAGCGATCAAGTGTGCTGGCACCCAGCAATTACGAGAAAGAATTAGCCGTGTTTTGGGCGACGTTATTACACCAGATCATCATAAACAAGCCGAGAAAAGTGGCCTGGAAAGGTGTCACCTTGAGGCGGCATTAAACATTAAGCCGGGGCATACGCTTGGCATTATTGATGCACTATTGGTTCATAAGATGGCCAGGGCTTTATTGCCGCTGGTGGCTGAAAAGCATGAGGCGGGCCATGCCAACGAAAGCTGAATTACAGGTGCGCGTAGATGAGCTTGAAAAAGAGAACGCGAGCCTCAAAAAAATGCTGTCGCGGGCGGAAAGGGAATTATCAGGCAAATTATTGCCAGAAGAACTGCCACCAGCAGATATACCTGATCGAGTGTCCTGGTGGATGAAGTATTTCCGTGCACCGTGGGAGGCGTTTTGGTGCTACGACCATCGCAGATGGTGTGATGAACTTGATAGCAGTTTTCCCTACTTTGCGGAAGGGAACACCTGCCCTCAATGCAGGGGATAGCATTTGACGAAATCGATCACCCTATCCTGAACTTCAGAAAGAAGGTCTTTTTCACGCGCCAGGACGTCAGGATATTGACGTTCTGGCCTTACCAGATGCCGGAGCTTCTCATTAAGCAGAATGGCCTCAGAAAATACTTTTACGCTGTGCTTTATCCCCTCTGTTTCACTTTTCAGCGTCAAAATAAAGCGCAATTGCTTATTAGCCTGATTCAGATTCAATACACGAATTTGCAGTTCGTCTATGCTGTTTCGCAATGGGATTGATGCCACCACACTGGTGCAGTCTCTGATTGTCTGAATTGAACGGCTAACATTGAGAACGTTGTTGTGCATGTGCCTGATCCACTAACTCCTGGAGGTTTCTTGTGTCAGATCGAAATATAGCAGCTAAAAGCCAGGAAGAGCGAGACAAGGTGAACGTAGACCTTGCCGCCAGCGGCGTTGCTTACAAAGAACGGCTGAATATACCTGTGATTGCAGAGCAGGTGGCCCGTGAGCAACCGGAAAACCTGCGCGCCTATTTCATGGAACGGCTACGGCACTACCGGCAGTTAAGCCTCCAGTTGCCAAAAGGGAGCGATCCGGTGTATCAGAAAGAAGATATAGCCAAAAAATAACGCACCACCAGGCGAGCGCAAAGCATCGCGCTATTGCACACTTCAAGCATCTTTAATGTATACTGTATGAATAAACAGTATCATTGAGGTAAAACGCTATGGGCTTCCCTTCTCCTGCGGCGGATTATGTTGAAAGCCGAATTTCTCTTGATCAGCAACTAATCAGGCATCCATCAGCAACCTACTTCATGCGGGCAGCTGATAGCCATCACCGTGAGGGAATATTGCAGGGTGCTTTGCTGGTGGTTGATTCCTCGCTTACTCCGGTTGATGGTTCTCTGCTTGTGTGCGCTATGGAGGGTGAATATCGCATAAAGAGATACAGGAAGTATCCGCGCCAGCACCTGGAGGATTTAAGCACCGGGAGGAAAGAGGCGTTACCAGTGGATGACGATGGATGCACGGGGAGTAATGCTGTTTTTGGTGTGATCACTCATGTCATCAATGATGTCCGAAGTGGGGAATTTGACGATTGTCCGGTGATTTAAGCTGCAAAGTGCTGGTGCTTTATACCTGTGAAGTTTATAGTTGTGTACACATAACGAGTACATGAGGTGTTTATGCAATCCATTAACTTCCGTACCGCGCGCGGCAACCTTTCTGAAGTGCTCAACAATGTTGAAGCCGGGGAAGAGGTTGAAATCACCCGCAGAGGCCGAGAGCCAGCAGTAATTGTCAGCAAGGCTACTTTTGAAGCCTACAAAAAAGCGGCGCTGGATGCTGAATTTGCATCCCTGTTTGACACCCTGGACTCCACCAACAAGGAACTGGTTAACCGATAATGAGGCATATATCACCGGAAGAACTTATTGCGCTTCATGATGCGAATATAAGCCGCTACGGCGGCCTGCCGGGAATGTCAGATCCGGGTAGGGCAGAGGCCATTATCGGTAGAGTTCAGGCCAGAGTTGCCTACGAAGAGATCACCGACCTTTTCGAAGTCTCCGCCACCTACCTGGTAGCTACGGCGAGAGGGCATATATTCAATGATGCCAATAAGCGTACCGCGCTAAACAGTGCGCTGCTATTTCTACGCCGTAACGGCATACAGGTATATGATTCTCCCGTGCTGGTGGAACTAGCGGTGGGGGCCGCAACTGGTGAAATCCCCGTATCTTCAGTAGCGGAAAAACTACGTGAATTATTTGGTCCCAATATTTGAAAAGAAGCCCGCTCAACCAGGCGGGCTTCCTACTATCACTCAATGATTTTTTCTGCTGTCAGCCAGCTAATTCGGTGATGTTTTTAGGCGTCAGCATCCTCCGCTACCTCTGCTTCAACATCAGCCACGGCTTCATCGGACGGTTCTTCTTTGGCCTGCTCTGCAATCGCCGCACGGCATTTGGCCCTTGCTGTGGCGATTGCTTCAGCACGTACATCATCAGGAATCGTTGACGTGATATACATATCCAGTTCTTCGGCGCGGAACACTGTTTGGTCCAGATATTCGCGTAGCATCCAGGTAAATTCGAAATCACACGCGATAATCTCTGCGCTACCTTCTGCACCATTTGGGAAATGAATAAAAGCCTGTTTAGCCAAACCGATAACACGACATGCGGTTGCCAAAACAGCGGCAACCAGGTTTACATTTTCACACGCTACGGGCTGATTAACGCCGGAGATTACTCCATTTAACTGTCGGTTATATGGAAGGTAGTTTGAGATGCGTTCTACGCGCCATGTGCCAGTCAGGCTGCCATTCTTAAAGATAATTGGTGTAACGGATAGCCCAAGCTCGCGTATAAGTCGTTGCGCTATAGCAGGATCATTAAACATGTCTAATGCTACACATTCGAAAGACTGTGCAAGGGTAAACAGTTCTTCCAGAGAGTAGTCTTTGCCCCTGGCGGTGATGTAACGATGAACGCCGCTTCCTGCATCACTCCATATAGCTACGCCATGCTCTTCATTCAGCTCTTCATTAAAGCCGAGATACGTCATGATAGTACGTTCAATCGTGTCAAACGGCAGTGACATGTCGGCGTTAACAGCCACCAGCAGGCCATTACGCAAGCGGTATTGAATTGCTTTAGTATTTTCCACGTTAAATCACTCCACTACAAACCAGTCACATGCCAGTAAGTCGCCTACAGAAGGCACCCACGGAACAACTACACCTTGTGCATTTTTCAAAGCGAAATGCGTACCATAAGGAGCAAGAGGAGAGTCGAAATTGATTTCAAGCTCTCCATTGATGGCATGTTTTATAGGGGTTAGTCTTGAAGCGCCGTGTTTGTCTGGAACCAGCCAGCAGAATTGGTTTTCGCCGTTCCACCCGCGCCGGGCAACTTTCTTGCCATCCTTCAGCCACATCAGCGCGTCAGAAAAGTCGGCTGCTTCAAGGTCGATTTCTTCTTGCTGGGTGGTGATGCCACCAGCAGAAATAGTTACGCTCCCGGTAAGATTAATCATCTCGCCGTTGTCATCCGTAATGATGACCGTGGTTCCATTTTTGGAGACGTCGTTAACCAGGCCATAGCGTTCCTCAAATGGTTTCTCCGGGGCATAGAACAGATAACCGTTTTCATAAACGATCAGATACCCGCCAGTTTTTGGTCGGTGTTTTTGTAAAAACATTGCGTCAACACAAACTGTTGCCCCTTTTGGTTCAACGAGTTCGATGCTGCCCCAAAGTGGGGCATCAGTTACTCCGAAAATAACAACATTTTTGATTTTCGATGCACTAACGTTTTTGTGAGCTTTGTATTTGGGAAGGAACTTAAAAAGCTCTTTCGTTGCCATGTTATTCATAGTCTTTTCTCTGCTTATAACTTTTCGTACTGAAGCGGTGAACGCTTAATTTCAAAGTGGCCTTCCGATGTGCTACCAAAGCCACCAGCACCACGTTCCGTTTCGTTGAGTTCCTCAACCTCGACTAGTGAGACTTGTTCAACACGTTCAAAAATTCCTTGCATGACAGCCATTCCAGGCTTGAGACAAACGCCTTCCCCGCCGGGATCAGTAATCAGTTTTGCCATGATTTCGCCGCGATAATCGGAGTCGATAATTCCTACGCAGTTAGCCAGGCGAGTATGTTTTTTGCAGCCCAATCCGGATCGCGGATAGAGTTTCAGACACCAGCCGGGCGGGATCTCCATAGCCAGTCCGGTATACACCCACCAGCTTGAGGAAATTGCACCATTGCTATCGACGCATGGTTTTATTTCAACAGCCTCAAAATCCATCGCCGCCGATCCGGAGGTGGCATAAGCTGGAAGTTTTGCTGCCGGATGTAGGCGTTTCACTTTTACGTAAATCATTGTTTTTTAGCTCTCTGCGTGAAGGTGTAAACCCGACGTTTGATATGTGGAACGGTAGGAACAGGAAGACAGGAACTTTCAATAACTCCTTGCTCCTCCAGCGATCGCACCGCCCGCAAGAACTGCGACGTGTCGCCGCCAAACTGGCGGGCATAGGTGCTGCCGTTATGAAGTATTTGAGCTATTACCCGAGCTTTTGTCTGGCTGTCACGATATGCGAATAGCCGCACAGCCTCTTCTGGCGCAATCGCTAACTGATAGCCTTTCGCGGCACGGTGTCGAATGAATCCATGCGCCAGTAGGTTTTTGAGTTCGTTACGAGTGCGAACAGATCCGTAATCCAGGAAGTGTGGATTGATAACGACTGGCTTAAACCATTCCGTAGGTGCTTTAGCTAATAGAGCTAACAGCTTCCCGGATAATTCTGGATAGGAAGACGGGTAACAATTCAGAGATGTGTAATAAGTTTTCACCGACGCCCCCTTGCAGGATAGCGACCTGCATTAGTATCCGGTGCAATAAAGCCGGTAGTGGGGCGAGTGAAAGCGAGATTAATCTTCTCGACCATAGTGCGATAATTTTCCTGATAGTGGGCCAGGAGTTTTTCGGCGGCAATGATGGTTACTTTCCGGACGTAGCTTTCTGCTTCCTCCAGATTTCGCCAGTTTTTTTCGAGGGTAAACACAGGGACGGCCTCAAGCCCGGTCATGATGCCGAACACAACGACAGCATGACTGTTCTTAACACCAGCAGCGAAGGTTACGGTGTAACCATCCACCTTGAAGCGTCTTGATTCCGTGATTTGACTCTGCAAAGCACCCTCCTAAATAGGCGAGGGTACTTTACATCAAAGGCGTTAATCTAAAAAGATGTGTTAGAAATTTAATTTACGAATCCATCAGGCGGCTATTAGCCCCCACAGACACACCGCCACGGCGCAGATACCGCATAAGTGTTTCCGGTTTCTTCCAGGTTCCTTCCTGCATGATCTCCACCATAGACACCTGCTTTTCAGCCATATCAATAGCGGCCCCGACGCGTGCACTATGCCCGGTCCACGTCCGGTATCTCCCTTTGTTTGGCGTAGCATCTCTTTTATTCAGCAACACCCAGGCGTCGCTGAATATTTTCTCCATTGCAGGTGCAGTAAGGGGCGTTGTCGTGATCCTGGCCTTATTGCTACGGTGTATCGGCGGGAACAGCACTGCGTCACGATGTTCGCGAAGCCCGGAAACATCCAGCCAGTCATTCAGCACAGCGGTAGTGCGACGGGAAAGCACCTTATCAAGCCCGGCGGCGGTCGTTATTGTCTTCGTGTGTGAAATATGTAGCGTGACAGTGTCACCTGTTTGGTCCAGATCTCCTACACGAATACGCGAGATTTCCGACATACGCATCAGCGTATTGTATGCAACAAAGAGAAAAGCCCGGTTGCGCAGGTCCACCAGCCGTTCTGACCTGGACAACAGGACGTCGAGCAGTTTCAGATCGTCCCACCGCAGCGGTATAGCCTGGCCTGTTCGTTCGCCTTTTTCAGTTGCCGCTTCGCGCCGGATGCGCCGCATAGCCAGAGAAACACTTTTATCATCCGAAAGTGGCGGAAGGCCACAATGCGAAAGCAGCATGTTCAGCATGGCGTAGTGCTTATCAATGGTGGTCGAAGCCAGATCGGCATCATGCAGCTGAAGAAAATACTCGCGGGCCATTTCTGGTGAGATCGGGAACCAGGCGAGCTGGCGAGCGTGACACCAGCGCGCCCAGGAATGAAACACCAACCGGAGGTCGCGCAGAGTATTCGGCGCATAAGCCCCCTGGTCATTCATGAACCGCATAAAGTTTTCTGCGGCTTCCTGGTACTCTTTGCCAATGTTGCGCAGAAAACCACCGGAACTGCCAGAGATAATTAATTCTCCCATGAAACTATTTCGCCTCTATATACATATGACGCTACGCGAAAAATATAAAAATGACAGGGTAGCTATAAGTTAATTTTCAAAATACAAGCCTTTGATTCGAGGCACGTATTTTCAGTGATGTCAATACTGTTCATCTACACATGATTATAGCCTAACTTTAAATAATCCCCATTATTTAAAGTTATAAAATGCCGATTTTTTTTGTAATCCATCATAGATTGATGATGGACAGTAACACGTTGCCTTCATGGTCTTTAATTTGCGAAGTGTGGTTTCAACGGTTGGTTTTCTAAAGTTGATGACAAAAAAATCATAGTTCGATCCTTTACTCACTCTGTTATTCGACATAGATTTGTCATAGGGATTTTATGTTAGAAAACTAAATCGAGTAGGAATAATGAGTAAGAAGTCGATCGAGAAAGAGTACAAACGGTTCCTGCAAACCGCTGAACGGTGGAAAGAGCTGGTGGTCGCAAACTCTGTTTTCCATGATACCAGTTATGCTGGCGAGGAATTCCGCCACGTTGCACTAACACACGACCAAAATGTACTAGAAGAAGCTGAAAAGTGCCTCGCAGAATGGAAAGCCTTTGTTGACTTGTGCCGTAATGCTGACGGCAAAGCGTCTAACATTGTTGAGTCTGTATATTCTCCGATCCCATTCATCATTGAGGACACCAATCAAAGCACGCATGTTGTTGTGCAAAGCGCTACAACAACACGTACATTTACACGTGAACAATTGCTCAAAAAATACGACAAAATCATAAAGAAAAGCCTGAAAAATAGGGTTTTTTCTCAAATCGTAGGTGCTCTTGAAGAAGAACAGCGCTTCTTTGAAGCTGAGCCTGAAGGCGAGGTCTACCGGGCGCGTAAAGAGGCATATACAGATGTTGTGCTGACAACAAACATCGAAGGCAGCAATGCCCTTTCTCGCTTTAGAGTTGGCGCACATGGCGCATTCGTTTTCGCAAAACTACCGAAGACAACGATCCCCGTTGTCAATAATGTTGGTGAACGCCGTAGCATTACAATTTATTCTGGCGTCGAATCGGTGCCTTGCAGCCTTCTCGGCGACTTTAGCTTATATCGTGTTCGTGACCTGGAAAAACATCAGCCAAGCTACGTTGCGAAGTCGTATATCTTAAGGAACATCGATATCCGCAACGAAAACCTTAAGCAGAAATCAGCTAAGATGCTGGAGGATGCCGATCCGGCTATTCGCCATATCATTGAACGTAAGATTCGTACATCGCGTGAAGCAATGGCAAGGCTGGATAAAATGGATCTGGAATTGTTAGACGTAATGATGGCCTCTGGAGACGACCTGACCGGCATCAAACTGAATGAAGCGCGTAAAAAATACGGCAAAGCAATCGAAGAACGTTACGGATACACATTCCCCCAAACGCAGCGCGCCGCAAAGCTCTGGTAATCACCACCGGCCCCGCACTGCGGGGCTTTTATATATCCAGATCCGGCATTTCGATATCCGCCAGAACCTGATCTCGGAAAGTTGCCATTTCGGCACCAATATCTTCATTAGCAGGCACATAGTCCACCAGCATAGTGAAGCAGTAGGTATCCCATCGGTCAGGCGATTTGATGTTTAGCTTTTGCCGCATGTGCTCTTTGCGCATCATCGCCATTTTCCCTTCTTCATTCAGTAAAAAGGGGATTTTTGACGCTTGCTCTGCCGTTTTAGAGTCACTGTCTATCCGCATACGCCCTGACTTTATGGCATCACGCGCCATAATATTTGCGTAGGCTCGCTGATTAACAAATCGCTCCCTGTCTTTGTTCGCAAACATGGGTTTTCCCCACCGAATACGTACCGGGTTCGCACCACGACGCACCAACTGCGCACACGTATCAGAACCAAAACCATCAGCATCAACCGCGATTGTTATATTCGGGTATTTTTCCGGCGTACATTCGTTATATATGAAGTCAGCAAAGGCCAATGGGTCCATAGTGCCAGGCATCTCCATTACCTTAAAGTTAACAACGCGCCGCTTATCCCTGTGACCTGATACCTTGCAGATGTTGAGGACCGACTTATCTCGCCCATTACCAACGTCAGCCGTTGCCACCCATCCCCAGTTTTTCTCCAACAACACCTTGCGGCGAGCAGCGCGATCGCATTCATCACGACCAAGCAAATAGCCGTTAATTTCTCGTGGGAACTGACCAAGCACCTTGACCATGTACTCAATAGAATCGCGCCCGCCATATTCCAGAAGCTTCTCCTTGATGAATTGTGGTGTGACGAACGGTGATTCTTCCGAGTTAAGAACAATTGCTGTCCAGATCCCTTTCGGGTTGTCTGGGGTTTTTGCTCGAGAATGGTGCGAATCGTAGAAATAACCACTTGGCCTTGTTGGCTGGGATAGCATCAACATCCGGTTATCTTCTTCAGTAAGAGCACCGGTCATTACGCCGATCGCCTTATCAGATATACCAGATGCTTCATCCAGAATTAGAAGCAAATGTGCCGCGTGTTCCCCCGCCAGCGCTTCTTCGTTGCCGAGTCGATAACCTTTGCAGAGAACTTCCCAAATCCCCTTACGGGAGCGCTCATAAAACATGGTGTCAGAGAGGACAAAATAGGTCTGCAACCACCCATGACGCTTAACTGCATTCGCCCAATACTGTTTAACGTATTTGAATACGCCTGTTTTTACCTGGCCTATCTTGTTAGCAACAATGATGACACGGGCATCGGGGAACAGGATCATAAAAATCAACAGCAACATCGCGGTAAGGGACGACTTCCCCGTTCCGTGTCCGGACGTGACGGTAGTCCTACTCCCCGTTTCCTGTACGGACTGAATGATCTGCTGCTGCTGGTGGGAGGGGAACATCCCAAAAATATCGACAACAGCCTGGGTAAAGTTGTAGCGGTATTTGATTACCATATCGCGCCAGCGTGGATCTCTGGTGACGCATTTAACCTTGCGCCTGCCAGCCATTAATCATCCTCCGGCGGTTCTATCGCGATATCATCATCTCCGGCGTCATACCCTGCATCAGATGCATCATAATCACCGTAAATTTCAGCCGTTGCCGAAGGGTCAATATCCAGCTCTTCGTCGTTGGCCTCGAATTCTCCAGCTTTACGCTCGCCATTGCGGTCGTAATCTCCGCACCCCAATTCTTCAACAATGGTTGCCACATCCGCCCGGCGCTCTGCCAGCCATTGCGGATGGTTAGCCTGAAGCGTTGCAAACTCCCTTGCCTCTTTGTCCAGCTGTTCATCATCAACATCATTGACGTCAGAAACAGGTGGTTCGAGAAGAGTGATAGCTTTCGCCGCGCGCGCCGCGAGGATAGCCGGGACGCTGACACCCTGGCGCTCGATGTATTCAGCAACACCGATATCATCCAGTTCCTCGCGCTCACGCATACGTATAGCGGCGGCGATAACTCTGGCTGCGCGTGCGTCAGCGCCAATGCGATATTCAATCTCTTTGCCACGCTGTTCGGCCTGTAGGCGTGCTAATTCGAGTTTTTCTCTGGCCTCAGCCTCTTTGAATGCTTGCTGGCGAGCGCTCTGACGAAGCTTTTCATCCCCCTGTCGCAGCTTTTGTTCGGACTGATAAATAGCTGCCAACCTACTGATAAAATCATTCATGTAGTAGGCCGCGTCACTGATTAGACCGAGAAGGCGCTGCCCAGGGTGCATTCCTTCTGGCTCTTTATCGCCCAGGGTGTCTATTTCCGCCTGTAGACGTTCGGCCTCCTGATCAACAATGCTTTGATACTGAAGTGCGCGCTCTTGCGCCATTTGAATTGCTAACCGCAGGTGTTCTTCTGCGCCGTTCTTCATCATATCGCGAGCTACATTCGTAGTTGGCAATGTGGCACGCTGCACAGCACCGTCAGGGATCATTGCAGAAGATCCCTCAATTTTTGGGGCGCTTTTATCTTCTTCGGGGATCATTTTCGCCATTTTTTCGCGTAATGATCTCCTGACGGATTCTTTTATCTCATTGTTATTATTTGAATTATTTTCATGATCCGAAGTTTTCTTTCTCGGCATACTTCGGAAAGAACCTGCGCCCTGCGAATTGTCAATTTCTGTAAATTTTGTTTTTCCTGCACCCTCTTCCTGCTTTTTTGTTGCTCTTCCTGCCCGTTTTTTTTCAGGTGATTTGGTGCTTTTTTTTGTTGTCTTTACCTGCGACCGCACCTCATTTTTTTTCATATTGAGATGCTTTCTGGCTGTATTGAAGCTAAGGCCATGCTCCTCACAGTATTCCTTTACAGTGATCCCTTTTTCTTCACGCAACGCTATAAAGCGGGCGCGGTGCTCCTCCCAATTAACCAGACTCATAAAGCAACACCACGCTTTTTAACGGCGGCATTCCACAGCTTATTCGCCATGTCCACCAGCTCTCGTTGCTCTTTTCGCGCCTGTTCGACTGATTTCCTGCTACAGTTTTTAACCAGTAAACTGCCGTATTCAGGGGTTCGCCCACGCACCTTGAACTGATATCCGTTCAGGCCATGCAACCAGTATTTTCGTGGGTAAACGCGATCATCAAGCTCACAGATTGCCCTGCTTGAACGAACAAAATGACGAATGATGTTAGTTACACTTACCCGTGAAACATGGAGATGAGGGTATTTTTCTTTGGCGAGAATGGTAATTTCAGTGACTGTCAGATAGCAGTCAGCCCTAATCATGATATCCGCAATTTCTGCGCTGCTGATTTGTTCCATTAATCCCCCGGGCAGGAAATGACCGAGGGGATGATAATGAGAATGTTAAAACTGTATAGACTGGCAAAAAGATGATTGTATTAGAAAATTAATACTAAATATCTAATGCTACCAGCGAGACAAACGAACAACATGTTTCACTTTTGCGATCCACTGTCCGCGATAACTATTGATTACGGCCTGTGCCAGCTTCAAATTGGCTTCAAAATCAGCCTTACTACCATCAGACTCCACCAGCATTCCGCCATCTATTTCTGGTAAACATAGATAATCCTGCTCAACCTGCAGCGGCATTGATGGCTCTCTGAATGGCGTTACTTGCTCTGCTTTCCAGCGAAATCTAACCCTCATCCCCCTGGTGGTCATTACCAGATAGCCTGTTATAGTGCTTTTATGGCCCACATCAGTACGCGTGGCATTGCATGACACGATCTTACAGTTAGCGATAGACCACTCCATATTGGTGGCCTGTTGAGTGCTTAATTTGGTAGTCCCGTACATCAGAAAGCCTCCCAGTCAGTCGCGATAATATCCACACCAGTTGCAAACCAGTCTGTCTGCGCCTGTAAATCACCATTCATCATTACCAGGCGAGGCATCACCATCACATCGCACCCTTCCACAATATCGAATGCCTCTTCCGGCAAGAATTCGAAGAGCTTTTCTTTGCTGCCAATGCTGCCACGGAACATCGATATATAGCTCCCTTTAGGCCATGATGTCCGCCTGGCATCAAGCCCTTTCATCATCCAGTAAAAAGCCGAGGAAAAAGGGATATTCTTTTTGCCAATGATTACATTATTCGCTTCTGTGTACTTCAGGAACTTAACTAACCTTACCATTGACTCGGATAACGCAACGTATGGCTCATGATTGATTGCTGACACGCTTACACCGTGCAATCCAACGCTTACCACTGTCATATCGCCGCTCTGTGCGGTTTCGATATTGACGCCTTTGCGAACTAATGAGGCGTAAAGTTCCTCTCGCTTTTGGGTCCAGCGTTCCTGCTTCCCTATGAAGTCACTCAAAATGAGATCTTCTTCTGCATATGCGTTATCGTTCGCCATTAACATAACGTCTCCTTTTTACACGCGCGACCATCTCTCGGTTAAACCGATAGAGATGTCGAAACTTCGTATTAATTAAGGGTTACAGCCTGAGCGGCTATATGATGAATTGAAAGGAGTTGTGGCGGTGGTGCCTCCACCTGCCAGGTCAGCCACGCCCGGCGACGACACTTATCAGAACCTCAATGAATGAAAATGGCTTCGCCACGAGCGCATAGCCGCAATTACCACAACGGAAACGGCGCTCGCGTTAATTAAACGCCTTTTCCTGTTGTGCGCCGTACTCTTCCGGCTGTCACACCGAATCGCCAGGATGGTGAGTCCTCGGTCCGACGATATGAACGGGGCTTGCACATTCCGGCTACCTGGTTTGTTGCCTGAGCTAGGGGAAAAGATAACCCCTTTAACGTCACCAGACCGCTAACGACGCATGTGCCATACGCCGTGTTACAACCAAATATGGTGGCCCCTACCGGACTTGAACCGGTGACCGTGCGATTATGAGTCGCCAGCTCTAACCACTGAGCTAAAGGGCCAGATTACTGTTAATTCCGCTTACGCTTTTTGCCAGGACCGCGTAAGGCTTTTGCTGCTTGCTCGACCCCATATGCAACCACCAGCAGAAATAAAAATGTCCACCAAGGGTTCTTGTCGGCAAACGTCCAAAATTCCATCATGTTCTCTATTTGGTTATTTCACCGGAACAAACGGAACAGCGGTATTACTGGTCATATACTGCGGTAGCGTTCCGTTCCATTTGTTGATCGCTTCCAACTCCATAACGCCGGGGTTCTGGCGCAGAGCCTCACCGCGTAAACGAATGGCATCAGCTTCAGCCTGGGCTTTTGTGCGAATGGCATCGGCCTGTCCGGCAGCTTCTGCGCGCAGCATGTTGGCTTCTGCTTCGCGTTGCTTGACTTCCTGCTCGCGTTGCAGAGTTTTCTGGTTCGCCGTGACTTTGGCATTAATGCTGTCGATAACGGTTGGCGGGTACTCCGGCTTGCCCACATATGAGAGGCTCATTACCTGAATACCGATGGGCGTCATTTCTTCCTGGATGTCTTTAAGAGCTGCATCCAGCAGTTCAGACTTGCCACCGTCGATAAATTTGTCGGTGGTCATTTTGCTGGCCAGTCGGTTAAGTGCGTCGGCAATCTTCTGGCGCAGGTCGGTGTCGGTAATGTCATCCACGCCTTTGCGGTAGGTCTGAAATACAGTTGTGACTTTTGCCGGATCAACCTTGTAAGCTACACCAATGTGGTAACCAATTGTTGTCCCGTCGCTCATTTGGAAGCTGAACGGATCATCATAGGTCTTCATTTGCTTAAAGGTCGGGAAGATATAAACTTCTGTGTTCCAGCCTGTCCAGTAGCGACCAACGCCAACTACTTCGCCGACACCTTTATCATCCCCCAGCTTATTTACTTTGATCCCTACATTGCCTGGTTCTACCCGGTCGCATCCGGTCAGACATAAAGAACCAAAAATAATCGCTGCACTAATCAACGTTTTTTTCATTAATCAATTTCCTGGATTTTTTTGCGAAAAAAGACTACTGCAAAAGCCGGGTAAATGAGCGCGAGAAGGACTCCCAACAATACAAGTATTGTGCTGTCAGATGAGATCATATTTGGCAAAAGCCAAACATACAGAACCAGTGACACAATCAAACAGAGGACGACATAAATATATAGCCGCACCCATAGCGTTCGACATTTGTTCGGATTGTTCTGCATCCTCTCACTCCATTATTTAACGAATAAAAAAGCTGCGGTGCCTGGTGCCTCCAGGTGACGTTAACCAGTTAACAATTAACGCCGGGATGTTTGATTTAACCACTAATAAGGATTGTTTTAACTGTTCCGCGTGCGCTTAGCCGCATTCACCGCAATGGTAAGAGCACTTGGCTGGCTGGGCGGCGATGACGCCTGTACGCATTTGGTGATCCGGTTCTGCTTCCGGCATTCGCTTAATTAGCCAAATACTCTTAACGTTGCGCTGGCGGAGAGTAATGGAATCGAACCATCATCGCTTGCGCAATGGGACGGTTTTCAAGACCGCTTGAGCACCATGCTCCCTACTCTCCGGCCGTTGTGGTGGCCGGTACTGAATCTCCGGCATACGGTGCAGCCAATTAGGACTACGGACGATCACCGCTCGCGAAAGGGAAGATTTGCGGCCGCATTTCCCTAACATCCAAGAAAGCTATCGCATCAGTCTGCGAATCCACCACAACGTTGAGAACACTGGTTGTCACGCTGCCTCGCGACATTTATTCATAGATTGGGATATGATCCCGTTACGCCAATGTTCTCAACGTTGTGGTGCCGGTTACGGTTCCGGCCAGGCCTCTTCCTCAACGGGGTGTTCTCCATACGGACTACCGTTTATTGGTCGTTCCTGCGGTTTATGTTGTGAAGCCAGATGCTTATCTTCTGGTTGCTTCAAAGAGCTGCACTTCATCACAACGGTAAGGGTACTTCGTAGGGATTCGAACCCTCTGCCAAGCACGGCGATCTCCGACGTCGCAAAATACCCTTACCTGTTGTGTTGGTGCCGGTTAACGGACTCGAACCGCTGACATCCTGCTTACAAGGCAGGCGCTCTACCAACTGAGCTAAACCGGCATTGGCGATGGTGGATGGATTTGAACCATCGACCCGTTGATTAACAGTCAACCGCTCTAACCGCTGAGCTACACCATCACTTGCCGGGTACGTCTCCGGCGAGGGCTTCCACCTCCGTATGCTTTTCGGCGCACCGCGCCCTGGCTGCAATTCAGTAACAGGGGATGCATAACCCTGGCTTCCAGCGTGATTAGCGCCTTCAGCATGACGGGATATACCCGTAACCAACAAACTTTCCCATATACCATCAAGCAATGGCTGTTACGCGGGAGGGACGTAACAGGTAAGGGCGCTGACCAGAAAGACCTGACCCTTCTCATTCATCTGGTTAATCACACCAGCGCCCTTGCCTGTTATGCCTCCCCGTTCCCTAATACACAGACGGGGACACTCTGCGGTCGATTTTTTGACGGGGGACGACTCATACCCCGTGGCGTCAGGCTTCTTAGGCCGCTACCATCATCAGATCATCGTTTGCATTTACTTTAATGGTCGGGTTCTAAACCGCCGCAAAGTCGCTAACCATGACGAAAACCCTAAAAAAGCCCACCCGAAGATGGGCAAATACGCTACATCTCACACAAGAAAGAAGCCGACTGCCTGAACTGGATTCACTTTCAAATGCCCGCTGAAAGGGATCACAAGTCGGCTTCTTTCTTGATGCGGCACTCTCTCCGCCCGTCACCGCTCTGTCTCGGTTGTCGCGTTTGCCACGCCAGCCATAACGAGGTTTAAAGTCTTTGCACGTTCCCATCACTCGACTGCCGTCTGTGGCTGTTCGTTGCAGCGGGGGTGCCTCCCCCTGGGGATGTCCCCGGCCTTACCCCATTCTTTCAAGACACAATGCAAGGCCACATCCGCATAGGTGCATTACCGCAACATTAAGGAGACTCAGGGCAAAAGGTAACCGCCACAAAAATCCCTATGCCTCCTTAATGTTGAAGATGTGCATTGATGATTAGATGCAGCATGTACCGTTACTCTCTGCCGGACCATCATCAATGAACACCTTAAAAAGACCTTCCGTGGCTCAACATGTACTGTCGTTTACTCCGCAAAGTGCTCTCTCTGAAACCACTTTCCGCACTAAACCTGCTGAACTTTGGCCTGCACGGTGCCAAAGCGTGCTCTTGCGTTACTATACTTTTCTAACGCTTTAATTTGTTAAATGCTGGTGGGCGAACAATAACCAATAAGTGACTATCAAGCCCAGCAAGCGAAACGTGGGTGCCGCCCACCAGCAAGGAAAATTCTATGTTAAGTTACCTTCACAATCAATACATTCGAATCGTAATTTTAGATTTCTAACACATTATTTCCCGTAAAGATCTTCTACACCCCCATTCTTCTTATCCCATTCGTTCGCCCATACCCGGCAAGCGTCAATGATTTCCTGACGACGATCTCCTTGCATGAACGGAATGCTTTCATGGAAACAGCTTGGAATGCAGGCCACACTGAATACAGTATCAAACTCCGTCTGCTTGATTGCCTCCAGCGTCTCCGGACGCATTTTTAATTCATCGATTGGCGCATCCTTAGAGTCCATAATCCGGCGATATAAGCGCGGAAAATCCGTCTCCAGGTACGCCATAATTTTATCTGCGAGACATTCGTCTATGTCGGTATTCCAGTCCTTTTCGAAGCCCGGCAGGCGATAGTAAAGCGGCGTTCCCCACACCGATGGGATCACATCCATCGTTAACAGGCGATTGGTTCTGATTTGTTGATGGTAATTAGCCGTCAGCAGTGCTTCGCCACGCTGCCCAGTTTCCGCAACCAGGCCGTGCGGATACTCATGGATGTAGGCAATGGCATCCCGCCCATCATACATAAGTGGAAATGTCTCTGGTCTTTGTCCCATGCCACAAGCACGGTTCAGATCGTGACCAAGCTGTGAGCACTCTCGCTTTAATGTTTCGATAATGCTCTGCGCTGTAGCCAACTTTTTACGCAGTGTGACGCCTTCGCCTTGATAATCAATGCATTGCTGATTGAGCCTGGTTAAACGCTCTTTTAGTTCCCGGCGCTCTCTTTTCAGCGTGCGGTTATCCTTCTCCGCAACATCCAGCCGCTTTGTCAGGCTGGGCGGATAGTCTTTTTTGTAACGGTTCAAATCGGCTTCGGCAGATTTACGCAGTGTATTTGCCTGTTCAAGACGCGCTTCCAGATTGCCGATCTCATTACGCATATTCGCGGCAAATTGATTAACTGCATCACCCAGGCTTTCAACTGTCGCTGATACGCCTGTGACTTGCGAAAAACGGCTCAAGCCATCATTAACGGCTTGTTGGTATTCCTCAAACTGATCCACCAGCTTATTGTAATCAACTGCCCCATCATCAAGCAGCTTGTTGATTTCCGCCACCAGGTTATCTGTAGTGGCAATGACACTCTCGTGCAGTCGCTTTGACAGGTCATCACCCGGATTCCGTTTCTGTATAAGAGCGATTTGTGTGCGCAGCGTTTCAATTGCTGTCGAGATAATTTCCAGATTAGAAGTATCAGTGTGTTGACTCATTGCTGTTCCCGTCACTTTGCTAAATTAGTTTTCTAACATATTTTATTAGTTTGATGACGGTATCGGAAGATGCAGTAAACAAAAAACCCGCTAATTGGCGGGTTTTTATGCAATTACTGTGTTGCAACCTCATAAATAAGATACGCGATAAATACAGGTACGATGGCCCATTGCAGCAATGAAAGTAGCCTCATTACTGTTATTGGGGTAACTCCATCCACGTATTGTTTCTCTGACATTTTCCCTAACCAACTAACCGACAACAGTGCCGAGTTTTCACCCAATTCCAGCTCTCTGAGAGCTTCACGGATTAACGGCGCTGTCACAGCCTTAACCGGTGTGCTCAACGTGATACTCCGCGTCCTCCCCGCATCGTCAGCGAACGCCAGACTCACATAATATTTTTTGCTCAATGTACAAACTCCCAATCATCAGCGCTTGCACTTTCCGGGGTTATGTGAACCTTATCGCCAGTAACAATATTGCGAGCTTCAAAACTTCCATTGATACGTTTCGAGATCTCAATACATAGAGCCTGCTGCCATGAGCGACGCCGAGCGATAGCATTAGTTCCTGCAGGGATAAGTTCAGCCACGTTAAGTAAACGCAAAACGATTTCTCCGTTTAATCAAGATTTACATATTCCGTGATAGCTTTTATGGCTTCATCGGCACTGCGCGCCTCAAAGCAGTAATAGCCTGCTTCCGTGAGGCGAGTCATCCAGACGAGCTGTTCGGGAGTCAGACGGTTTCTCCCGTGCTTCATCTCAATGCGCATTCCGTGATACCCACCACGAGCAAGGTCAATAGAAAGGTCCGGATAGCCCTTCTTCTGACCTTCTGCCACCATCTTAATGGCTGTCCTTTTGCCTCTCAGGCCGCCGTTCGGTGTTGAGTGTGTGTGCTCATACACGTATCGCATGTTGCGATACAGCCAATCCAGAACGCGAACCTGTTCGTAATGTTCGTAATTCCGTTTTAATAAGTCAGGATTTCTTTCTAACTCTCTCAGTGCAGCAGCGTGCGGGGATATTTCAGAATACGCACTATGATGCCTGCGTCTTCGCATCAATTTTCTAACACAAAATTCCTTAAATCATGAACACGATAATAACAAGATCGTTAGCTTTATCAAAATCGAGGGGAATACTACTAAAGAGATAGGCGAATGCAACAGGTCGGACTTGTTTTTAGAATAAATGGTGATGCGGGTCAACAAGCCGGGTAAATTGTATGTCATTTAACTATTCTGTGTCGGGGTCATTATTGAAATTATTGTCCCACCGGCCCCACCGCCAGCACCGAAAAACGTCTCGCTGTTCGAGTATGCCTTGCAGCCGCCCCCTCCGCCACCGCCGCCCGTTATTGTGACCCTGATCCGTTTTGTTCCTGGGGTTGGGGTATACGTACCTGATGAAGTGAAAACCTGGGTATTCACCAAACGCCCAACATATCCGCTTGAATCGCTCAGGCCAAGGTTAGCAGCAGTTAAAGTAATATTTGCAGAACCATCAAACTTAACACCGTTGATAGTGCGTGCAGTCTGTAGTTTCGTTGCGGTTGCGGCATTACCGGTAGTGCTCTGATTACCTGCTTTATTCACGCCCGGCAGGTCGATATTGGCACTACCATCGAATGACACTCCGCCTATTGTGCGTGCTGTTTGCAGTTTTGTTGCAGTTGCAGCATTGCCGGTAGTGCTCTGATTACCTGCTTTATTCACGCCCGGCAGGTCGATATTGGCACTACCATCGAACGACACGCCGCCGATTGTGCGTGCAGTCTGTAGTTTCGTTGCGGTTGCGGCATTACCGGTAGTGCTCTGATTACCTGCTTTATTCACGCCCGGCAGGTCGATATTGGCACTACCATCGAATGACACTCCGCCGATTGTGCGTGCTGTTTGCAGTTTTGTTGCAGTTGCAGCATTACCGTTCAAACTACCATTGATGCCGCCAGTAACATTGAGTCCATTACCGATCGTAACAGTACCATTGGCGTTGTTAATAATAAGCGGCCTTAAATTATTATAGGTTCCCAGGCTGTTACCCGAATCGGTCAACATGAAAAATGTGTGTGAACCATCGTTTCGGATAAAGAATCCGTAGTTTCCGTAGGCAATGCGCTGACCATTCGCCGATTTTGAAATGATCTCACCAGTAGCCGTTAAACCGCCTTTGAGATTTCCTCCGGTTATTGGGAATGCGCCGACATCCGTGGCGGTCGGTTTAATGTGCGAACTGTAAATGACATATACAGTTCCATCTGTCAGGCCTGTTGGTTTATCCGCTGTATAAGATGGTGATGTATGAATCGTTACGCTGGCGTTCCTGGTATAATCCCACTGGATATTTACACCCGTGGCGTAATTACCTATTTCAACATAAACATCATAGGTATCACCGGATGTATTCACCCATGCAAAATTAGTAAATCCAACCGATGTCCGTCGCCATAACGCACCGGTAAGACCTTTTGGATTCCCATTTCCCGCACGAAGAACAAGTTCAGATATACCAGCCTGCATAGGGGAGTTAACATTATATCCAGCACCACCAATCAGGCTTATGTAAACCATAGAACTGGCCTGTGGCATGGTTACAGTTGCCAGCTTGAACCATCCAGCACCACCACTAAAAGACATTGTTGTTGAGTTGATCGTGCCTATAGACCTTGGAGTTAGCTCAATGTTTTTAGAACCGTCAAACGACACCCCATTTATAGTTCTCGCGGTTTGTAACTTGGTCGCTGTAGCCGCGTTACCGGATGTATTCTGATTACCCGCAACGTTAACACCAGGTAAATTAATATTCGCAGTACCATCAAAGCTAACTCCGCCGATAGTTCTTGCCGTCTGTAGTTTTGTAGCAGTTGCTGCATTGCCAGTTGTATTCTGATTGCCAGTGGCATTCACACCAGGAATGGAGTCCCTTGATGTATATACCTGCGCCCACGCTGACCATGCCGCATCAGCGTAATCTCTTCGGGAGCGAATGAAAACCGGCGCATGTGCACCGCTCGTACCACTCCAGCCAATAAGCAACTCGCCCTCACCAGCAGCACTCGCACCTTTCATGTGCAATACGTTGCCATACGCGGTCGGGTAGCTATTGTTGTACGCCTCATACATCTGCAATCCAGTAGCAGCACCTTGTGTTGTATCGGTGAGCGCAGTAACACGCCCTCTGGACGTGATTGTTGGTATCGAAATGTTCGCAGAACCATCAAACTTAACACCGTTGATTGTGCGGGCTGTTTGCAGTTTTGTAGCGGTTGCAGCATTACCGGTAGTGCTCTGATTACCTGCTTTATTCACGCCCGGCAGGTCGATATTGGCACTACCATCGAATGACACTCCACCTATTGTGCGTGCTGTTTGCAGTTTCGTAGCGGTTGCAGCATTGCCGGTAGTGCTCTGATTACCTGCTTTATTCACGCCCGGCAGGTCGATATTGGCACTACCATCGAACGACACTCCGCCGATTGTGCGTGCTGTTTGCAGTTTTGTGGCGGTGGATGCATTACCTGTCAAAGATCCACTAAGAGCCACGGCACGAAGAGACTTAACACTTACATCCTGACCCCATCCGGAAACAACAACCTGACTCCACGCTGCCCAGCTTCCATTAACAACAAAGCGAACGTATATACGTTTTGTGTCGTTGCTGATCAGCGTTTGCATGTTCGCATAATCCGAAGCAGAAACTTTGCGAGTCGACTCTACACGGAGCAAAAAGTTACCGGTTACACCGTCAGGCTTGTTGGTGATATTTGCACCACCTCCAAAGGTTGGACAACAATAATATTTAATTGCCCCGACATCTGAGATGATGGTCAGGTTGTTAAGATCAACCGTCTGGCCGCCAATGTCTTCCGGATCGATGGCTCCTGCTATCCCGGCACTGAATGTAGCAGCGGCTGAAAACGCTGTCTTACCTTTGAAAGTCTGTTGAGAACTCCAGGTATTAGCTGTGCTCAACAGGGGGATCTTTTCGCCGCTGGTTCCGATTTCTCTTAAACCAAGGTATTGGATAACAGCCAGTGTGCTTGTTTTAGCCAGGATATCGCGACCGACTGACGTTAAATCAGTCTGGGAAACAGTGTCTGTACCGGTAAAGTACGGCAATTTATTTGCGCCTGTCGCAAGCCCAGCAAGCGCGGTTAAAGTTGCATCAAGTGGCTGTTTGCCTGCCAGCGCATTTGTCATTGTTGTCGCAAAGTTCGGGTCATTGCCCAGTGCTGCTGCAAGCTCATTCAGGGTATCAAGAGCTTCAGGTGATGAGCCGACCAATGCAGAGATAGCAGCTCTTACATAAGCGGTCGTAGCAATCTGCGTGTTATTCGTACCCTGTGCAGCGGTAGGCGCAGTAGGTATTCCCGTTAATGCAGGACTTGCTAAAGGAGCTTTAAGAGCCAGAGCATTGTTGATAGTTTTGCTGAAATTCGGGTCGTTATTGATCGCAGCCGCTATTTCTTTAAGCGTATCCAGTGTGCCAGGTGCACCGTTGATAAGTGCCGTTATAGCTGCCTTAACAAAGGCTGTATTTGCAATCTGCGTGCTATTTGTGCCTTGTGAGGCCGTAGGCACTGTCGGCGTACCGGTGAACGCCGGGCTTGCCAAAGGAGCTTTAAGAGCCAGAGCATTGTTGATAGTTGTGCTGAAATTCGGGTCGTTATTGATCGCAGCCGCTATTTCTTTAAGCGTATCCAGTGTGCCAGGTGCACCGTTGATAAGTGCCGTTATAGCTGCCTTAACAAAGGCTGTATTTGCAATCTGCGTGCTATTTGTGCCTTGTGAGGCCGTAGGCACTGTCGGCGTACCGGTGAACGCCGGGCTTGCCAAAGGAGCTTTAAGAGCCAGAGCATTGTTGATAGTTGTGCTGAAATTCGGGTCGTTATTGATCGCAGCCGCTATTTCTTTAAGCGTATCCAGTGTGCCAGGTGCACCGTTGATAAGTGCCGTTATAGCTGCCTTAACAAAGGCTGTATTTGCGATCTGCGTGCTATTTGTGCCTTGTGAGGCCGTAGGCACTGTCGGCGTACCTGACAGATGCGGACTATTGAGCGGAGCTTTTGTATCAACCAAATCATGAAGAGTTTTGACAGCCAGAGGTGTAGCCGCTTTTCTTTCTTCTGTACTGCTTATTTCATTAGAGAATTCGACACCAACAGCACGGTTAACTCGGTATTTAAGCACAATCATTTCTTTAGTCACAGCCGTTGCGCCGCTAGGCACGATAACTCGACATAATTCAATTTGATTCTGCCCAATAGTATTGTCCCTACGCGCGTAAATTCTTGCAGCACTGACAGAAGATGCGCTCTCTACCTGTGTCGTTTTTACACCATGTTCAAAATTGGCTTCCAGCACAATAATGTTGGTAGCCCCAGCCTTTACCGAGACAGTCACATCTTCTATTTGCTGAATGGATATCTGAACATTATTTACATCTACTGAAGCAGCCCCTTTACCTTCTGAGTTTTCAGAAGTTATACGGACGCTCAACCCTGTGCCGGGAACTGGTTCAAATCCACAGTAAAAGCCCGGCAAAACAATATTTTTAAGTTTTCTGTTAAGAGCAGAACTACTATAGAGTTCGAAATATTGAACATCAGCAAGCAACGGCTGTGAGACACCAGAGGATAGTGTCATTATGTTGTTCGTTTTATCAGCACCCATAATCAACCCTCAACTTGCTCGATTGTCATGAGAATACTGTAACGTTTACCTTTATAGAGGGTGTCTTGCTGGGTGCAAAGCACAGCAAAAGCCTGTTCCTCAGCATCAACAAGCACAAGCGTGTTAAAGGCGTAAGGCGTGTTCTCCGGCATTCTTTCTTGAGGGAAGGCTGCATTGATAGTGATAATCCCATCCACACTGGACAATATCAGATCGGACACAGCAAACTGTTGAGCGTTACTCAATTTAAAATTGAGTGGAATGTCCGCTATATTCCAGCCTCCTGCACCATTAGCAGTTACCAGACTAGATTTGCACCAATACGCCTTAGAGATAACAAAACGCGCACCTTTGCCGATCGCCGACTCAGCGCGGCGTGAATAATAGTAGGAAAGCAATTGCGCCTTATACAGGCGGTTACCATCTCTTACCTTTAAATTTTCAGCCATACGAACATAGCCCCTTCATAAGCAATGAACCAAAGGAGAGTATGCTCAGTTTGTGATTTCCGTTGTTCTTCCCCCAAATGCGGGGGAAGAATTATTAAACAGGTTGAAGGTGGTAATCCAAAGGCCACGCATCGAGTGGGGTTACATCAAGATGTAATTGCTTTTCTGCCGTTCGGTTCGGTATGGCGTTAAGAGGAATATTGTCTACCTGGCTGGAGGTATCACTATGGGATAGCATATCAGCCATACTCTCAGTAACATAAACACCTTCAATTACCGAAATATCCGTAGACAAGCAATTTAGTATTTCTGCCACTTCAGGGAATACTGCACTAAGCCGAAACGAGGCGCCATCAAAAACAATATGCAATGGCAACAATGGGGCTATTACTGTTTCGAAGTCAGATAACAATTTCTGCACAGCAGCTTCTCGATCCTGCTCTCCATATGAGCGATATAGCTTGTTCTGATCAACAA